TGCTGATGTCTAACAACTGATGTATAACACCATCTTCCGTTACCACCTTGTGATAGCCTGGATTTCTCCAGCCCTTCGCCTTAAACTCTGCCAACAGTTCCTTGACTCCCCACTTCTGAGAAGAAGCGGTACAATGAACGAAAATTCTTTTTATCTGTCTCATAATAATGAATCTAAAATTAAGTAATTAATAATACTACCGAGTAAGATTACTACGGAATACCTCACAATATCTTCCCACTCGAACTTTGCCAAGTGGTAGTGCTTGTATTGATAAATCTCTCTACCTACCATTACTGGCAAAGCAAGCAGACCTATCAATATACTGATAAGCAGCCAACAAGCAAGACCAATCCAGTCTCGCTTGTTTACTTTTAATATATTTCTCATCATACTTAGGACTATATTTCCTTTATCCCCATTGTCTCACCGATGGAGAGAAGTTCTCTGGCTCTTGACTTGCACTTCTTTCTGTACTCTTGAAATTCATTGAACTCATTCATCTTCTCATTGGATTCCTCCTCACTTACACTTGAAGGATTCTGCATAAGCATAATACAGTTACTTACTATTGCCTCAACCTCATTCTCAGAATACTTATATCTGATGAGGGCTGAGACTATTGCTCCATAATTCCATACGGCTACGGGAAGCGTGACCATATCCTCGCTTCCTACTTCCACCTTTACGCTAACTACAAATCTTCCACAGTCATTGCCTATTACAATATCCTGTGACTTATGTATAAACTCGTTATCCATAAATTTCTATTTTGATTAATTGATATTTAATACAAAAACTTTTTTAATCTTATTGATTCAAACCAAGCCTACAGCTTGAATGCGACGGCCGCCCTCACCTGATAAGCGATGCACTTGCTGTAGGAGTAGAACTGCCCGCTAACAGGACCCAGATACCAAGAACTGAACTCAGAAGACTCCGAAGACAGCCAGTACCAGGCGTTCGAGAAGGCAACAAAACGGAAATCTGCCTTCGCCTGCGCAAAGATATTATTCGCAACACCGACATTGTATCCCTTCATCGCATACCAAGAGCAGCGTGCCATCTCGCCGGAAGACATCAGGAACCAATGCCCCTCAGTAAACGGCTCTGCTAACGTTTCTGTATCATTATCAAGCGTAGGCACATAGGCATTGCAATAACTGGCAGCAGGGTAGTAATACTGCTGATACTTCTGTGCGTTATTATGTTCGGCTTGTACGCTCTTGATACATTCCGCAAGACTTTGTGCCAAAGTCTTTTCTGGCGTTGCCTCCGGAATAGGCAGATGTACGTTAGGATCCTGCAAGATGTAATCTCTGTGAGCAATAATCTTGAGGGTGTTGAGCTGACCACGAGCAATCATGTCATTCACATTCAATCCTACACGTTCAAAGTACTCGCTGAGAGTAGTATGACCTACGCTGGTGTCCCACATACTCTGCGTGATTTTCTCAAATCCGATGTCACTGATCGTGTTAAGCACAGTATATTCCTTGAACCCGTCATTAGCCGTATTACTCTCGTCACGCATCGTAGAGTCAGACACATTCACACTGTTAGTGTACTCCTGCAGCAATGGCAGATTATATACATTATAGGTAGAATTACTACCTAATTTAATACCATTCATACCATTATTAGCATCGGTCGAGTTAAATAGTCCCCATACTCTACTGCCATAGTCCTTTAAGGCTACCGCAATCGCCCATTTGCGCTCCTTCGGCTCGATATAGAAGATGACAGCGATAGGGGTAGCGTCAGAAAAGCTCAGGTCACTGCCGTATGTTCCATCAGCAAATACGTAATCTCCAAGCTTCGCTTGATAGGCATAGAAATATACGTCAGTCGTCGCCTCCAAGGTCTTACCGCTCGACAGTTGAAGAGTGACCGTCACTGTTGCCTTGTCGTCATTTTCACGGCTACCCCCATCGGTTACGGTGATTATGCCAGTCTTCGGGTCGATAGTGGCAAGAGGAGTTTCCGTCATCTTCCATGACACATACACGATGTCATTACCAGCCACAGGAATGGTATATAGTTTCAGAGTATAATAGCCTTCTTTCGCAAAGTATCTATAGCCCTTCAACGAAGCACTCTTGATTTCCACCTTGTTGTATGATACGTAGAGCGCATTCTTCTCATCGTCAATATTACCCCACATACCTACCATGCGCATCTTCAGCATGGCACTGACCGCAACGCTTTCAGAAAGGGTGATACGGCCCGTCAGTTTCGTCTGTCTGTCAAGAAGCCACGACAATGTTTCGGCTGACACATCTTCCCAGTTTATGCCGAGAATGGTGAGCGACGAGAGGTTCTTGCTCTGCGCTTTCAGGTTGTTCACGATGTCGAATGCCGCAATCTTAGGACAGGTGTCCTGGTTGATATACACTTTCTGTAGCTTTTCGTAGCCCTCAAGGGAGAGAACATTCAGTCCGCGCTGTCCGTCAAGATGCAGGGTAGTGAGGGTGGATGGCAACTTCACGGTGGCAAGGAACTCCTGCTGCGGCAGGGTGATACCCGTCAAGGAGGTACCTCTTGCGTCCACCGACTCCAAACGCACGTTGGCAGACACGTCCATGCTGCCCGAAACTGTACTCAGATTGTGAATGTCCAGTATGCGTAGCGAGGTCATAGAACCTACCAGCAACGAGGTAGCCTTCAGATGGATTTCACTCTTGTTGTCAGTACCGGCTATCAGCTTACGCACACGACTACCATTAAAGGCAAAGGTCTCGTTGGCTGGCTTGTCGTACCATGTACCGATGTCACTCATATAGTTCACGCCGCAAACGATGTTCTGCGTGTCGCTGTCGGTGACACCAGTAGCCGTTACCGACTCTCCAGCCTTCACTCTCTTGCCGTCAAGGATGGTGCTCTGACCGATGGTGACGACAGGGTATATCCACATAGCTGCCGTGAGGTTAAACTTCACCTCCATCTGTTCGGTGGAACGATAGTTGATGTTACCGCCCGATGGACTACCGGGGTCGAACTCGCCATACTTAGCATAGCTGCTCATGTAGATGGTTCTATCTTTACACCACTGGCGCTCACCTTCCTCTTGCGAACCAAGCGACTGTGTGATAGGGTCGGTATCATTGTTGTAGTTGCCGTTCACCATCTGATAGTGGGCATATTCATAACCGATACGTGCGAACTCATTGTAAGCCACGGCAGGAAAATACTGACAGGTGGACATGAAGTACTTCTCCCAGCAGCCCTGTACTGTACCGCCACCCAGACGAGCCATTGCGCTCAGAATCTCCTTCATGGTAGAACGAAGGTCGGTAGGGAAACATTCCTCCAACAGGTTATAAAGTGCATTATCCTCTCCGTTCCAGTAGTTCTTGCCTAACGAAGTGTCAAAATCATGTTCCTCCACCCAATACGGCTTTGTCAACTTACCTTGATTATCGAAAGGCAGGATGGAGTCGAGGTCATCCTGAAAGGCACGGATCAGTGATGTGGAGCTGAACACCCACAAATATGTATTCTTGGCTCTATTGTCGCAAGCAGCAAACAACTTCATCATACACATGAAGAACAGAATATCCTTCTTGTGCAAGTAAGTTGTAATCTTCTCTGCGAACTCCTTTCTACGGGCAGCAATGAAATCTTCATTCACTTTTTCCCACTCCAGATAGGTTTCGTGATTGGTGAAATCGTCGCTGATGTAGTTGGCAGTCTGTGTCTTCACATTCAGCGTGGCATACACACCAGCCTCAGACTTCGTAGTTCCACCAGCCACCCAAGTCTTGTTTATCTCATCATAGCGATACATATCATATCGCTCGGAACCAGCTTCTGCCTTAGTTACCCAGTAGCAGTAGCTAATATCCAAGCCTTTCGCCTCCTTCAGTTGTGTGAATGTTCCATTGAACGGTTTCAATCTGTTGGTATGAGAATACACAAAATTGAATGCCTCGATGAAGCGGGAGATAGAATTTCGATTACCCAAATCATAATCCCATGAGGTAGTGCCAGCATAGACATAGCCTTCCTCTTCCTCACTGTAGTTCACGTCGTCTGGAATCCAAGGCACCTGATGCTTGGTAAGACGAGGGTTGTTGTCAGAACCCTCAATCATCAGCATATCGGGAGTCTTAGTCTTGTCGTAGCCAAAGGTAGGCTTATCTGCCTTACCCGAACCGAAAGTACCCAAACCGATGAATACAGGCTCACTATCGTTCTCAGTCTGCTGGAACACAAGGAATGGGTCTTCATATACCGCTACACGGCAATTCTCCATACCCTCGATGCTGGTAATCTCATTTTTGCCTACCACCTCCTTGTAGAGGTCATTGTAGAGCTTGGTAGCACCCATCTTGTGCGACTGAGGCGATGAAGCCCAGTTGCGCTTATCTACCAGTTTCTTGGCAAGAGGCAGTCCGTCGGCGTTCTGATAGCATTGTCCGTGGTCCACAAGATTTTCATCCACCCACTTGGAATCCTCACGCTTGAAATCGCTTTGGATATTCCAAGCCCAGTATTTCTTAGAGGTAGAACCCTGTCCTTTCATGCTCATATTATAGAGCGTACCACTATGTGACTTATCATTGATTTTATGAATAACGATGTCGCCCACAACAGCCGTAGGCGACTTGAGCGATGGCACTGCACATTTATATAGCAGGGTGTTGTATTTGGTGTATGCCTTAGAGTAAGAAATCAAACCACTCTCACCTAAGATGTCATTCTTCTCCTTGAAAGCCTTCTTTTCGCCGATAGTGGCAAAGGAAGAAAGTCTATTCTGGCGAATATCCGTAGCGGAAAGAGATTTCTTGTAGATACGCAAACCATAAATATCAATATCCGAACCTTGAGGCGCAATCACGATACCGCCCGTTTTCTTGATTCCGCTTACTGACTGCCAGAACGCATCGTTATCGGAATAGACAAACTCTCGGCTGATAATGCCGTTGATGAATACACGCACATAGTTAACACCCTGACTATAGAGGTTAGGAACGATATTGATAGCCACATGAGTACGTGTCTCCTTAGAGTAAGTCCAGTTTTGTGAACCCTCCACACGCTTCTCCATTGTCATCATGCAGCTCTCCTGCGCCTTCAGCCAGAAGCCCACCAGATGACTGTCAACGGTAGAAGGTGTTCCCATCTGGAACAAAATACCATTCTCATCGGTTACATTGCGTGTTGCAAAGTCAATTTCGATAGTCAATCCCTGTAAAGGTGTATCATCAGAATAAGCATCATAGTTGATGTTGACCTTAGAGCCATCCAAGACTCGCAAGCAACGAGCATTCGTATTAGCATCGACAATCCAACCATCACTGATGAAAGAAAAACCCTCGAAGGTGGATTTCACCTGCTGATTATTAACAGCATTAACGATTGTATTAGGCTCACTCTCACTATTGTTGCGTTTCTTAGGATTGAGGAAGAAGTCTGCTCCCGATGTAGGCGCAAAATTCTCACTATTATCCACTACTACACGCAATGGGTCTCGCAGAACAACCTGCCCGGAAGTGAACGACATCGATGCAGGGAAATTGACATTATCCTCTGTTTCTACTTCGAGGTCGAAAATCAGGGACTTGATAACTCCAGCAGGAACGTTTTGCACTCTCTCGCTATATATTACGCTATTAGACTCCAAATTAGTAAGTACGAAAGCAATATCCGTATTGTCAGCCTTCGGATTAAATACCGCATAATCGAATGCCTGTACGCTGCTCCAGTTTTGGAATGTACCGATGTTGTTGAGTACAAGAAGTGGAGTAGTATTGCCCGATAGCGTACACATAATGTTCTGTGATACGGATTCAGTTTTCACGTTATCGCCTGATGTAATCCATGCCTCGATATTATAAATTCCATGCGCTTTCGGATGGTCGATGTATGCAATATATGGAGTTTCAGTATATGTAGCCGTACCAATACTATAGTCGTATGTGCGAGAATACTTCCCGTCAGAAGAAGAAACTTTCAGATGCAGTACCTTACTGATTGTACCCGTAATCGTCAACGGAACTGAGATAGTCGGAGCAACGGCTTTGTACTCGAAAGGATTCTGCCATTTGGTCTGAAATTTTATCTGGATATTGGTCAGCGTTACCGTGATATTGACATAAGGAGTCTTCTTCTCGGAAGTCTTACCGATAGCTATCATACGGACAGACTGGGTGCCGTCCACGCAATAAGGAGATAGGTCAATCGTTGTATATGCAGTTGCATTGTCGGTCGGTTGTGATGTAATGGAGATATTACCTACCACCTTCCATACAGAGGAACCCTGCATCATCGTCTCTATCTGCAAGTCTGCTTCCTCGTTGGTATCACTCTTACTTCCGTCTGATGGGTCATAAAGCTGAGACGTGAAGCGTATTTTGGCTACAAGGTCAGACTTTTTGGTAGCCGTAATCGACTTCTCTCCCATGTTGGAAAGCTTTACGATATAAGACGATTCCGAAGAACCGCCACCGTTACCCATTGGTATTTCGGTGCTTGAGAGCAACAGATGTCCGTTGTTATCCTTATCCTTCAACCATGTACTGTAAGATACCTCGTCTGCAAACATACCTACCGTAACCAAACCTGTAGCTGTATCAGTCTCCAATACAGCAATATAGGAAGCTTTACTGGTCCGAATTTCTTTGATAAGTTTCGAGTCGTTTGAGAGACTCTTTTGGATAAACTCACGTACACGACTTCCCTTGTAGTTGTTCCAAGAGGAGGTAAAGTCCAATATTTCTTCGTCTATAACATTCTTTGCCATAAATTTATCTTTTATATTTTTACCAAAGAGCAAGAATGCTCTTTTTTACCTTTAAAAGTTTAGTCCTGCCAAGCATCCTCATCGAGCCAAGGTTTATCGTCATCCCAATATCCTAAGCCGAAACAAGAACGTATTGCTTGCCAAATCAAGACTGACCCCTTATAAACTGCATTCACGGCTTTCTTGCCAAGATTTATAGCAGTTATCTCTTTTCCGTTTATGATAATCATAAGCCATATTTATTATTCCTCCGTAAGCATATAGTAAGTATCAGCTTCCTTTTTTTCCAAAGCCTCGTATGCAGTCTCTGTCATACAAATCATTTTAGGCATATGGGTAGCGATTGTATTCACACTATCTTCCAGCGTACCAATACGTTTTACCGCATTGTCTAAGTTCTGCTTATTAGTAGTAGATGCCTTGCCAGCCGCCTCTGCCTTTTTTAACGCATTGCTTGCATCAGTCGCAGCAGTGGTTGCTTTCTCCTTGATTTCGGTAATAGTGGAAGAGAAATCGACGGAATGCTTCGTCCAAATCGTACCATCGAAATAAAGGAAGGCGATTTCATTTTCTACTACAGAGAGATTACTGAAGTTAGGATATTCACCTACCTCGGTAGGCAGATAGAATACCTTAGTTCTCGGAGTGCCTGGATTGGTGGTTCTTGCGGCGATACCGCCATACACCGCACCCAGCAGCAGATTATCTACCGAACCCTTGACTTGCGCCAGCGCATCCTTAGTAGCATAGGTGGATAAATCGACCGAGATATTCACCTTGAAGGTTTCGGTGGTAGCAGTCCACGTCCCATCCGTCTTGCAACGATAGACGGTATAGTCAGTACCGCTGCCTACATAAGCCATCATGCCCTTATCAGGATTAGGATAAGCCGTTTTCAACTCGGTCTCTGATGAATAGAAACCGCAGTTCATCTCCTTCGCCTTGCTTGCCTCACTCAGCTCCATGAGTTTCGTGACAATCAGTCCGAAATTGGTGTCGAGCACTTTCGCTACGTCGCCAAATTTGCCCGTGGTAGGCGTTTTGTTTAATTGTTTCATACTATACCTGACTGTTTAATATCTGTATGTAATAACCTTGAGCCTTGGTAAAGGTCAGGGAGAAAGACCAGCTGTCTCCGTTTTCCATGGCAATTCTATTGCCGCCGTAATGTTTGTCATTTCCATAGTCCCAAGTTCCGTTATTGTCAACGAAACGTCCTCCATCAGCCTCCGTACAGGTTGTATCCTGTGCAGCAAGTTGCGTGGATATGGCAAACTTTGTGGTACCAGCCGCAGCTACAACCGTGACAGGGATACAGAACTCTTCGTCAACATTCGTAACGCCCAGTTGATTCCTTGCCTCTGGTAGCGATGGAAAAAAGAAATCCATAGAATCTGCTGAAGCGTTTCGCATCGTAAAAATTGTACCAAAGCTTAAATCCAATATGTTAGTATCTCCTTCTTTCGTGTAAGTCATCACGCGTCCATGCTGAATAATACCGCCATAGACTTGAAGGCCACCTATCAGCCTTAATGCAATATTTCGATTTTGCACGTTTTTTGACTCTATGATGGCAGCAGGCTTGTAGGCTTTTTCCTGAGTATAAGCCAACATCTTACGATATATATACAAAGCCGTTGAACCGATGGAATCACTATCTTCCTTGTCGTTAGGATTGGCGTTGCCACCGATGCCGATTTTTTGATACGCTATAGTGCTGTTGAGATATGTAATAGCCTGCGCTATCCTAATAAAATTCCAGCCTATCTGTGAAATATTATCCTTCTGAGTTGTAGCCCACTTTGAGGTGTCGCCATGAAACAATGAATCCCTATTGATAAAAAATCCGCCTATCTTTCCATCACCAGCTTCGATATGCCCTTTCAGTTTAGCGTTTCCTTCTTCATCAATCTCAAAATTGCCGTTTGGCGACTTGATAGACTTCATAACTCCACCTTCGGCGTAGATGATACCTCGCAGGATGATGTCGGTGAGAATGGCTCTACCGCCATGCGTGACCACGAACTTAGCGAGATTGTTGAGTTCCTCGGCAGTAGGCTCGTAGTTCGGGTTATCCTTGTATTTTTGGATGGTATAGATAGCCTGTTCGAGTGTTCCGCCACCCCAGAGGAAAGGAGAATCATCGTCGTTGTAGTAGCCGCTCATACCGCCAGTTTCCTTGATCATCTTCTTGTCTCGGAAGTTACCAACCTTAAACTGCTGAGACATGACCAAGCCACCGTCAATGGTCGTAGAACCTTGCGTGATGGCATCAGTAAGAAACTTCATGTTCTGAAACTCTGCCATCGACTTATCATTGTCTGAATAGGATGGAGACCAAGCAGGGGCAAGCTTGCCATACGAAAGCATGATTTCACAGACAACACAATTTGTACTAACCATAGAAAATACACCGTTTGCTGCGTCAGAACAAGTGATATGCAGCTCATATCTGTCGAAGGATGAAGTCATGGTTATATCCTGCGTTTCGCCACCGACACTTACCCTAGCAGTCGTACCCTTGCCCTTGAAGGAAAGCACATAATCCTTGCCTGGCAATAATGGCTGGGCAAGTTGCTGAGATAATGTTCCGCCTATCTGTACTGCCTTCCCGCTTGTAGAATCTTCGGTATCAACTACACGAGTATTCTCCATCGTCCAATATTTCAGTTTCTCAGAGAACGTTTCCTTATCCTCAGAGATTTCAGTATCTTCGGATATATCAATACTCTCATAGTCGCCGCAAAAGGACGTATTGCGCAAGAGATTACCGCTCTTGATATTCAAATCCTTCAAATCGTCCTTCTTGGCAATATCATTAACCGATGATCCATCAGGCAGTTTTGATTCTGAATTGAAAATCATCTTGCCCTTAAAGGTGGCCTCTTTTTTCTTAGAATCGTATTGAAAGAAACTCGTACCCTCTTTATCTCCGGTATAACTGTCGCCATAAATATTACAATGGAATAAGCCAGTAGCGGCATCGTATCCTTCATCTTTTACCACATGGTCGAGAGAGTAATCATTGATACCTTGATAGAACTTCTGGCTTGGTGCATCATTAGCGGTAGCAGAGAGAATAATGGCTGCCTGACGATTATCTTGACCCTCATAACGATAACCCAACTGCACGATATTATCGTTAACAGACGGCTCGCTGGTGGTCAGTTTATCCTTATCGGTATTTGACAAGACGATATAGTCTTTACCTACCTCAACAACCAATCGCCAGTAGTATTTGGTTTTCACAAATTCATGTGTTCCTGCATCAATTCCAAACTGCTGGCAGCGTGCCTGGTCGCCTACTACAAACTCATTGTATAACTTCTTTTCACCCTTGCTATCGCTTGTATCAAAGTAGCACTTGAATTTGTCAGGCTCTACATCATCCGCTACCACGTTTCCGTCTTTACCAAGACGTTCCACTTTGCTCACTTGCATAGCCGCAGGCGTGATGGCAAGTTCACCGCCGATATATCTTAATTCGTGGATAGTGATACTGCGAAAATCAGCAGCACGGCGAATCGTGATATAGTCAAACTCAGCGAGCGATGTGCCGTCAGCTTTGACAGCAACCTGTGCGCCCGTAGAACCAGCGAGATATTTGCCAAAGTTGGCTTCTACAGGTTTGTTGATTTCGCCTATTTGGACATTGCCCTTCACGAAAAGCTGAGATAAGTGAGCGACACCAGCCTCAGTGATGTCCCACACCTCATTAAGAGCATCTGCGACTTTCTGAACACCAAAACGGATGCCTTTCTCGAAGGTAATAAGTCCACTTGCAACGTCGTCTGAAAGCTTTGAAAGAAATTGGCTTGCTGCATAGAATGGTGTAACTATCTTTTCATTACTTGAAGTAGGAGTGTTAGCATTAGCAACGCCTGTTATTTCTATTTCGCTATCAGAGAATAGCAAGGAAAGAACATTGTGTAGCGAACCTCCTACCTCGTTATTCTCGTTTTTAGCTTGCCCCCACCATGATGTAGGTATATCTGATTTCTTCGCATAGCCATTTCTTATGAGATAATTTGCCAGTGTTATTTCATCTATGCCTCCACTGCTATCTGATTTTGAAAGGTCTTTTAAACTATCAATGATGCCATCTATATTTTGTTTTAGTTTATTCTGATTATAGAGAGTATCAACCATAACACCACCAACAAGGGATGCAGTGTTAGCCCCTTCGCTCACTGCATCCCTTATCTGTATCGCTCTTTTTAAAATATCTTGAAAGTTTGTCATACCTTACCCGATTTTACGTATTACACAACCACCTACATTGATTTTACTCTTTCCTTCGTCTTTGATAAGTCCACTAATTTTGCAAAAAGTTAGACAGTCTCCGAGAAATCCCTTTGCTTTGTCGATAATGTTGTTATATAGGTTTGATCTGGTTTTGTCGGTTATATTGTTTGAGTAATCATCATTTTTGATGTTGAACCCATATCTTGTACTCTCTACATCACCACTCATAACATTCTCGGCATACACGAAATAGCTGATTGCCTTTTTAAGCCCATCAAAGCATCTTCTAGGTTCGTCCCTTCCATAGTCCTTAGGGTCATAAATTCCTCCTTCTAGCAGTATTTTCAATCTACCATCAGAAGGATTCACCTCATTGGCATTTTCAACGAGTGTTATATATAAATCGTCGCCAAGTTTAGGCTTGATGTATAACGACTCTGTCTCTTGGATAAATGCGTACAACTTGTGGTCTTGCACCATTTTTCCAAGTGGTCTTCCGACCATTTTCAGATCTTCTATAGATATAATATTGCTCTCCATAATTCGTCCTTTAGGTTGCACTGATATATGTTAAAGGCTGAATCTCGTAATCTTCGCTAGGGTTGGCATTTATATACCAATGGTCAAAGATTCTCTTTAACTCTCGACTAATTGCCCTTCTTTCCTTGCTCACGTACGAGTTGTAGTAGGAGTAAGCATCTGTCAAAATCTCACTAGAAAACCCCAAGGAGCCTTCAAGTATGCGATACCACGGCTCTTGCCCGAAGGCAATATATATTTTCTTCGTTGAGCTAGTCTCTGTTGACTCGTATTTCTTGTCGAAGTTATTGCCCTCGAAAGACACAAACTTGGGTATATCCTCGTCTTGCTGAACCTCTACATCCATAAGTGCGCAAGCGTTTTCGTCCCCTTGAAAGATATTTAAGCTCTCTGATATGTTACTTGTATTCTCCCCAAGTTCTTCTCCAGTGTCCGGGTCAACACCTATGCTTTGCCCTTTCTTGTGGATAAGCATACCTGCCACTAAGAAGTTGTTTCTTACATTGCGATACTTGACGTTATCCAAACCCTCATCTATAGAAAGATTTGTCACAACCTTATCGTAAATAGGTATCGGATAGACAAACTTCCCATCCATGGAATACCACAAGATTTGGCCTTTATAGTTCTCGATACCTCCAGCCTTAACAATCTGAGATAAAACTACTTCCTTTCGAGGGTTAAAGCAAAAGATTTTCTTTGTGTTCTGCTTATCAACTCGAATAACTCTGCCTTTCCTTGTTTTTTTACCTGTCCAATCTGAGTGGACGTTGATATAGATAACTTTTCCATCTTCGCTTTCCTCTTCCAAGCGGCATTGCTGAAATGGTACATGTGTAACTTCTGTAATTTCACACATCATGTTATAATTAACATGTAGAGCAAAACCATGATAAAGAGCCATATCTTGCGCTATCAGCCTATAAAGGTCGTCTATAGTATCACCCTTACGGTTGCATACATATTCAGCAAATTCCGTATTCCTAAGGCCATCGCCTTCTATGAACGTTTCATAACGGTCCAGACAAGAACCGCCCACACTTGAGTTACGTATCAAATCAAACAGACGTTGAGGGTATAAATTATCCTTTCCGTACGCCTGAATGTTCAAGTTACTCCAATATGGGTCTATGTATCTTGGAAGAGGTTTCTTTACGTTGTTGATGTTCATAGGGCGATGCTTTGTTTATTTACTAGATGGTCTTCCTCTGCGGCTAGTAGGCTTCTCTGCTTCTTGTGGTTGTTCATCCACAAACTCAATACTTGCGCCTTCTTTTGCAGTATCGAGGTTATCTTCTTGTTTTTTAGATTCTCCCACAGCGCCGACCTTTCGCTTCTCGACTCGCTCTTCCCAATCTGAAGGCATTTTTTCAAAGAGGTCTCTGTCATTAGGGTGTGAGGCTAACCATTTCTCAGCAAACTCATCTGGGATATTGTTGAGTGTGTAGAAATCAGAACTGCCGAACTCATGAAGTACGGCACCTGCTTTCAAAACGTAATTTGGTGTACTTGGCATTTTTCCTAAACGTTTAAGTGTTGTTATTAACTCTATGTATGCGTCCCTATAGCAGTCAGAGCACCCGGTGCGTCGAATAGGTTTACTGCATACAACATTGTATAAATTCTCAATGGTGCTTCTTTCAGAAGATGTGAAGCCATCGTCATAATGATTTCTCATTTCATCTAGAAGCACCATTGTTTTCTTGTATTCTAGCATAAGTTATATCTTAGAGAGGACCTTGCGAACCCGTTAGCAAAGACTCCAAGGCAGCTCTCGTCGCCTTGATGCTTTCCTTGAAGAGGAAGATACCACTCGAAGGAGCATTCTCTTCAATGAGCGTTACTGCCCATCCTCCATCAGTGTCTTCTGAATACTTCTCGTTCGTAATCTCTGATGCAACCAGACCTTGCTCAAATCCGTAAATCTCAAATGTGTTCTTCTTGTCATCACCTTGGTATTTGTTTTCCATGATGAAGACATACTTACCATTGGCAAGGTTGTTGATGATATTCTTCGCAACATCAGGACCACTATCAAGTACCACGATAGACGCTGTTTTGTTGAACTTGTTTGAATACGTACCAGTGGCTAACTCTGCCTTCGTGCCAGTGTATGGGGTCTTACCCGGCACGTATGCCGAGTAAGCCTTTTTGCCAGACAGAAGCGTGAGGTCTTCGATGATAAGACTATTGTCCTCGTTTCGTTTTACTGAATCGAAATCAATATCATCGTAGTTCATGAGATAGCCCTTGTTTTTCAAACCCTGCACCTGAGGATTGTCGCATGATGCGCCAATGTTCTGTGCCAATTTGTAATCACAAGCTTCTGACATAAATACCTCCTTCCTTAAAGTGCAACCTGTACAAGCTCGTCCTCACCGATGAGAGTACCGAAGTCACCTGCTGAGTAGATGAAGTTCTTGCGAGTCTCATGGTTGAAGCCAATATCCAAGGTTGCGAATAAACCGTTATCTGATGTACCTGCAAAGAGGTTCCCTGGATTTGCAAGCAATGCACGGTGTGGCAAGTTATACTTCTTGCCGTCATCCTCATACTTCTTAATCATGCGATCCCAAATGTCAAGCACGAAGACTTTCTGACCGTCATACTCTGACGCCTGAATGCCGTCCATCAAGGTTGTTGCGGTAAGCTGATACTTGGTGCGTTTGTAAACATCACTGCGGAGAGCCTTGTAAAGGGAACTTGTCATAAAGATTGCATGATCGTTGTCGAAGATTCGACCATCGGCATCAACCAACAAATTGTCGACGATGTCAATAGCGACTCCCTCCTCACGAATCTTTGACTTCTGCAAAGCGTAGGATGCTTCTTGGTTGGCAGCAATAGTGGTCTTCTGGTTTGCACTTGATGCCACGATAGCTTCAAGACGCTTCCAAAGACCATCACACATAGTGAACAACTTAGGGTCAACGCCCTTAGTGATTACACCACCATCGCTTTCAGCGACATTCTTGGCGTTCTTGTCGCTGAACCAAGCGATACGCCAGAACATGTTCATGATAGCCTTCTCTAAAAGAGGGATGAGGAACTTATCCCAATAAGGGGTGTCCTGCAAGTCACCACGCTCTGTGCCTGGCTTCATACCGTATTTGGCGAGTGTGTTTGTAAGCTCTTTGTAGCAGAACTTCTTAGGAATCTCCCAGCCACCGAGTTCCCAAGTCTTCTCAAAACCCTTGATGTTGACCTTTGTGTACGTTGGGTCACAACCACCGCCAGTGGTACCTACATCATCAACAGAGTCGATGTAACCAAGTTTCTTTCCATTCTCTACGTTCTTGACGACAGAAAGCACCTGCTCGATGTCTGGGTCATTAAACGTTGATGTGAAAAGCAACTCGTTAAGGTCTTTAATCGCACCATTATCAACGGTAAAAGAGTTAAAATCAATTAATTGTGCCATATTTCTTAAACTTTTTATTCCATACGATGAATACTACTTGTTGTTTCGCTTTGCGTCTTGCTCCGCTTTCTTTTTTGCCAAAAGCTGCTTAGTCTTAGACAAGCCCTTGCTGCCGCTCTTGTCGCCATGGGCTACAAACTGACGATTACCAATGTGATAGGTTGAGGTCATTCCGCAGACTGCATCAAGCCAAGCCTTGCCACCAGCCTTGGCAACAACATCAAGGATAGCAGACTCCTCATCTGTTTTCTGGGCAGTAGTCAACTCTTCCTTCTCCGCTTTCAATGATTCGTTATCGGCTTTGAGTGAATTATTCTCCGCCTTCAAACTATCATTCTCGGACTTCAAAGCTTCATTAGCAGCTGTCAGATCGCTAACCTGAGTCTGCAATGCTGCAATCTGCTCATCAGTAGACTTGTCGTCGTTACTACCACCGCCGCCACCATCGTTGTTGTCAGCAGGAGTGATTGACGAGATAATCTCGTTCTCCACAACGATGACAGTTCCATCATCAAGCGTGTACGTGCCATTTGGATAAGCCTTATCGCCGACCTGTGGGTCTCCATCCTCACGCTCCACGGTAAACTCCGTTCCGTCTGCCGCAGTAATCTTTTGGTCAAGAGGAACCTGAACATCATCAATCTTGGCAATACCTGCCAATGCGAGCAAACGCTTCATTACGCCGTTTGCAATCGTTACTTTCTCTTCTGTCTTTGCCATTTTCTTGTTGAATTTATGTGATTTTTTGTTTGCCGTAATCGGTGCGACCGTGTCGGTAATGAAACCAAGCTCCTTAGCCTTTTCCATATCAATGAACTTGTCCTCATCCATGATGGCTTGCAGTTCTCCTCTATCGGCACCAGTGCGCTCAACATACAAATCCAAGATTCTATTTTGCTCTTGGATAAGCGCAACCTTCTGTGCCTCTAGCTTTCCGCTCATGCGCTCAATCTCAGTCGCAGTTAGACGTTCACACCATTCTGTGTCAGGCCATTCAACTGCTGGATTATGAATACACATTCGTGCATTTTCGTAACCGTATCGTCTTTCCTTTGGCGCAGCCAAGAGAATAACAGAAGCCATAGACGAACACTGACCTTCGATAGTCGCTGAGATTTGCTTACCACTCTGGCGAAGCTTGTCGTAGATAGCCCATCCCTCAAGGCAGTTACCACCTGGGCAATGGATAAGCATTTCTATCTCTTGGTCTCCTTCGTCCATTTGGTCCAAGAAGTCAGTGATGTCTTTATAGCAAACTCCGTCAGTACCAAACCATTCTTGGTACATCACCTTTGTTTCCTCATCGACAATTTCATTGTAAATTCTTAATTGTGCCATGATTTAAATCATTATTAATCCTATGGCAAAATTACATAAAATAAATATATAACAGTTTGTTTTGTTCCAAAAAAACGGTGAAAGTACGCTTTCAGTAAAAACGCAAAAAGCCGTCCTATTCCTCTCGAACAGAACGACTTACGAATAAAACAATCGATATTTATCTAAATCCTAAAGAAGCTTACATAAATGCTATTCGTCAATAATTTCAAGGCTTTGCAAATCTTTACAACTTTGAATACTGTCGGTATCTGTTGCCACATAATACTTACCATCTTGTATGATACCTACATAGATTTCATCTGCGTTACGAACCATTTCTATCATACTCTTTCGTACCTCTACGTCACCTTTCGGAAAGGGCGGTGGAGGTGGTGGCAATGGACTAGGTCCTACAACGTTTCCATTTTTAAAGATAAACGATGGGCGTTCATTTACCGCACGCACACCTTCGGGCAGTTTATAAAAGATTAAAGGCGCAGCACCATCCATTACAACTTTCCACTTGCTCCACCAATGACTTTTAATCTCCTTGATGTAATGGATAATGTTCTGGCCATTAAAGCCTATACCTATTCTTATAAATCTTTCCTTCATAACAAAATTATTATTTCTTACCCAAGTTAAGTTTCATTTCTTCTAGCTCATTCAAGGCATCTTCAAGTGCATTGTGGCTATTTTCTTTAATTGTAACCCAGTTAGGCACCATATCTTTGATGCTTCTGATGTCTCTTGGTTGCCAAAATAGCCAAGGTATTTCCTCTCCGAAGTACTCATACAAGTCTTTTAGACAGAACAGATCCATAACACCCTTTGTGTATATGAACGTAGTATCACATTGATAAGTATCAATGATTCTACGTAGCACCTTTAAAGCCCCCTTATAGTCATAGCCCTCTTTATTCCCTACAGGACTATTATTTTGTTGCATCCACCATATCAATGTCTCGCCTGTAAAGGTTCTGTTACAAGTGTTCCATTTATTAGGAGAAATGGAGATAAGTTTGTCTGCTATTACATTGTAGTTATCATCTGCTACTACTATACCTATTTGTGTAATAGCAGCATCATTTCTTCTTCCAAGCGTTTCTATATCTATTACTATTTTCATGTCTTATATTTCTTTAAAGTAAACATCCCTGTTATCTTCTCTTTCGGAGTGCATACAAGACAACAGACAAAGTCCTTCTCTGAATGAACAAATGTCACAACCTGCAACAAACTCTGGCTCCAACATTACCTTGTATCTTCTTTGACCGATTCGCAAAATACTACCAATAGGGTAAGTCTTGTCGTAATCGGATTTCTTTCTAATTATAAAAGTTTTCTCACTTTCCATAGGCGACATACGTTAGTTTGTTAATCTACTTTTTTTTCAAGAATCTTTTCTAGCCTATCAAATTTCTGTCTGGTAATCCCAAAAAAGTTCATCGTACTCTTCTCGATTCGTGAATCTAAGTATATAAAGGATTCCGAAGAAACAAATCTCTCGAAAGCTTCTTTTAACTTAGCAAAATTCACCCTGGCAGATTCTATTTGACCTTGCAACTTATTGAACCTTGCGCCATAGCTAAACTGGCGAAAATTCGTGAGTAGTCCACTTACTTGTTTCGCAGTGGTATGGTTACAATCCTCATCAACTGCCTTGACGAATCTATTAAACTCGTCTTCCATATACTTATACTTAGCCTCCAAACTTGAGTAGTATTCTTTTCTTTCGGCATCATACTTTTTGAATGCTTCGATGCAGCGGTTTTTCTCTGCGATTACCTTATTGAGCCTCTTTATTTCCGACTCTGGTGTAAGCTGTAAGTCTTTATTTAGTATCATCTTTTTCAGTTTTATTGTTATCACTTTCGTTTTGTCCCATGCAAATATCGTTAATCGTCTTTAAAAGTGCAAAATAACGCTCCTTGAAATCCTCTGCTATTCTCTGGGATTCCCTTGCGTTATTCAACGAATTACTTGCAATTCTTTGCATATCACAACAAAGGACTTCCATGTGATTGTACAACCACCAAAGGACTACAAACGGAATTTGCAGCAATAGTCCGGTATAGTTTCCGTGTATGGCTTGGCCTATACCTATTCCTAAAAGGAAAGAAGCGTTGCACAAGCCAACGTGGTTGAGGCACCAAGAACATAACTTCTTTGGCACTTTCCTAATCTTTAACATAAACATTCTTGGATTCGTCTTCATTTCTATCAGTCTTTTAGAATTTCTTCTATCTGTTTCTTCACACTCCACAAGGAAGTATTAGAACGAAACTCATTCAGAAGCTCCTTGACAACTTCGAGTCTTTTTATATAATATGCTCTGTCTGTATGTGTCATAATCAATATTTTTTATTTATCATATATTGCCTTATACTTGTTGAGTTGCATTTGCGTTTGCACCAACGTTTTGTTGTAGCTATCTCTCTCGGCTCTAGCCTTGCTGATTTTCACAAAACTCACAATAAAAGATATTGCAGCCGTTAATATAATGCAGCCCCACGTATAACGATGAACTATGTTATCTATGACACGCCAGACATTACAAAATATAATGATGTTGAATTTCAGAATATACTTCAACGCATCTGATGTACTTACGTGTCCTTTTATTATTACTTCACACATTTTTATCTTCCCCCAATGTTACTAATGTAGCAGGAAAATCACGGCGGTTGATAGGTTCTTTATCCAGCCTAACGATAACAAGGCTTTTATCAAATCGGACCTATAACAGTGCCCATGCCTTCGATAAATATCTTTGCACGCATTCCCTTATGCCATCTTACGTTATCAAACTCTTCTCCAGTCATTTTTTTTCTTATGTTTAGAGAATTTAGCACGAGTATCTTTGTACTTTTCTAGGTTTTCCTCATACTCCTTGCGTGGATATACCGCCCAACCAACCGAAAGCGAGGTTGTTTCAAGATCCTTGAATCGCTTATTATAGCCTAGGAGATTTAATAAATCATCCTCACTGCACCAGGCGATAGGTAACTGACGTGGCTCGTCTTCTTCCTTTGGTTTCCATCTAACCGTACCGATGCATTGTTCTTTTGGTTTGACGAAACGTGTTCGCTCAATGAACGCCGCATCCTCATCACCACGCACATCACGGAAGAATATAAATATATCCTTGCCGCTGACATACTCGCTTGCATCGTGAAGAATTGAAGAGATTTTCTGCTTTTGCTTCTCAACCGATTTCTTGTAACCTTTATGAATGCCTTCAACAAATGCGTCTCTGCAGATTTTTGAAAGTTCGAGATTGCATTTTCTCCGCATCTTGCATTTTCCACAAGCACGGCTGTTGCCGTTAGCCTTTAAAGCAATTTCTTTTAAGTTCATAATTATGATAGTTATTTTTTTATTTGCACTACAAAGATAAGTAAAAATTATCAGATATGCAAGAAAATAAGCCAAAAAATTATCATTTTGGCTTTGTTTTGTTTGAAGGCTCACCTTTTTTGTAGTATTGACAACCGTTATATATCGTTCCTCTTATAATCCACCATTCTTGATGAGGGCAGGTGAGACATATTGGATTTCCTTGCAAATCTATATGTTCGTGCTTCCATTGCCATGTGGCACAAGCACACTCGCTACAAACCTGATTCGGTTTACTTGTTTTCCTTTTTATAGCCATCTTCAAACACTTTTATGATTTTAGCCAAAGGCTCACTTCCATATGGGTGGTCGTGAGGATATGCGCTTACAACTCCAACTAGTCGCTTATCTTCGGGTTCTTCCTTCCATAGAGCATGACGAAAAACGCAGTGCATGTCGAATAACGTATCTGCCGTGTTGTCGTAGCCAACCCCATACATTGTATGTCTGTCTTGGTGCCAGCATAATTGGCGAAGAGTGTCTATAAGACCATCTACTTGCCCACTTACAATATGCCATTCCTTCGGTAAGTGGAGTAGGGTGTCTTTTATCCTATTGTCTTTTTTGTATTCTCGCTCCCATGCCTCCATGCAGTCATGCCACAAAGACACATCTAACTGACCTATGATTTGTCTGTCTGCCTTCTCGCAAGCATAAGAGAGAAGTTGTAGTTGTCTCTCCGTCAATTCAATTTGATACTTTTTCATGTTCTTTCTTATTCTAGAAAGCACGAAAGGCATCATAGAGGTTCTGTACACGTAGCTTAAGGTATATATGATAAGAATAGCTACGCTCCGGACTTATATGCCAATCGTGCTAAATGTTACACATATTCCACCTCGTAAGTAAATATACCATCTATATCTTCCAATTCAGACCAGGTTATATCTAGATTTCCTGTCTTGTCGACGACATATTTCACTGCATCTTCTTCCGATTCAAAATACTCTGTTCCGTAATCATCTATATCTACAATATAGGTATCGTGAAAATATCTTTCAGAGGAATCATTCGATTGAAATAATTCACATCCTAACTCTTCGGCTATCCAATAGAGCTTTAGGTCGTATTTCTCTGCCAACTTCTCAAATACAGAATTGCAAGGAGACCATGCGGTATAAGCAGAGACTCTAAATATTTGCTCTTCTTCATCGTATGGGCAGTTACTGATTCCTCCTAAGCAAAACTCACCACGGCACGAAATTTCGTTAGGGTTAATGCCTAATTCTTTTTCTGCCAAATATCCAAGCCAATTTGGTTGACAATGCCAGTCTTGATAATCTTGGCACTCCTCTTTCGAGGATGCTTGTTTCTCCAATACTTGACGCAATGTGTTTATATTTTTACCATCGCCTTCAAAAACGTATTCTGTCGTGCAAATATTAGCCATAATTTTTTCGTTTATCTTGTTCTTAACTATACTCTTGAAAGGTCTTAAACTCAAATGAGTTGGTGTCTCCATACTTTGCAGTCATATCATGGAAACTTCCATCAACCTCATCGCCAATCCAAATTTTCTTATCATCAATAATAAGGAAAGCTCTTGTCCAGTCTTCATTGTCTTCTTCTGACTCAAGAACAAGCTTTGTACTAGTCGGTATATGGGTAAGAACTTCTTCCGACCATGTACAACTTTCCTCAATCAGGTGTAGCATGGTCATATAAACAAAAGTACCAGCTTCAATATCTTCGTGATTCTTTAACTTTGTTACGAACTCTGTAAGCGACATCTTTGGAAGCTGCTCGTCAGGATAAGTGAATCTATCGTGTTGGATGATGTTGCCAAGTTCAATATCTCCGTATTGATACTCGAACATCGGGTTTGATATATGTTCCATTGTTTAATTTTCTATTTTATTCCTTAATTCCTTTAGCTTATCTCTATTTTCTCGGATGGCAGCACCATAAACAATCATTCCGTTCTTAATAATATCCATGATGTTCTGATTGCCCAATAGTTTGCCAACTTGTATATAGAAGGTGTTACGTGAACCCTTGCTGTTGTCATTCAAATCGAACTCCCCAGTAGTACCAATGTTGGAAGTAAACTTAATATCGTTGTTACCTTCTAAAATATCTACCTCTTCAAGTACCAACTCTATAGTACTCCATTTTGCTATTTCTTCCTTATCTTCATTGAGAAAAATCGCAAATTTCACTGCAATACCATTGAAAAAGCAATGAGTATCATAAACTCTGAAATCCGAATATCCTTTCAAGGCATTATTGAGAGTCTCTTTCATATCCGAGTAAAGGTTCTTAATAGAATCTCTAAGCTGCTCGATTTTTGTATTATCTTCCTCCATAATTCTGATATTTTATAGTTTTTATTTGCATTTATGATAAGGGCAGCTGTTATGCTACCCATTTGAGAAGTTCATCTTGGTCGAAATTGTTCTCTGTGTCATCGCCAACTGAGTTCCAGCTCTCAACGCTTTTAACATAAAGGTCTTTGCTAGTCTCTACGAATGCGCCAGTTCCGTGATAATAGTCATCCTCAGTATAACCATCTATTACTAGCTCACAATCGATGGCGATAATCTCATTGTCTTTCTCGTATTCGATGTAGTTGGTTCCTTCTTTTACATCTTGTGCGATTACTGTGTAATCTTTGTCTGTAAGTTTCATAATCTTGAATTTTAAAGTGAATAATGTTTCTTTTTATTTACATTACAAAGATACAAACAATTTGTCAAATATGCAAGGAAAACACAAGGTTATTTCATCAAATATGAAAGTTTTTACCCATATAAACAGAAAACTCAATCTTCTATCTTGATGATATATAAACGTTCCTCTGTGTCAATATCCTCGCAAGGTACATCGAACGCTACGTTCTTAATGATTATTTCTGGTAAGAACTGTGCAATACACTCGCTGACAATGTCGTCTAAAAGCGATTCTTTGCAAGTCCAAATTGTTATATACAATCCATCCGCCATTAGGCTGTTTGTGTCTATTAAATGGTGTGATGCCTTGAACGCTTCTTCATAAGTCTTTCCGTGAATCTCGTCAATACTGAATTGCACCTGCTGTACAACCAGTACGTTGATGAATTTTGCTATAGTTGTTGCCTTCATGATTATTCCTTTCTCGATTAATCCAAGACTTCTTCAACACCCAGAAAAGTTGCTATAGAGAAAGAACGGAAAGCCTGCTTCTCTAAATCAAAGTAGCAAACGGTAGAGAAGCAAGGCTTTCTGTTGCTCTTATGTACATACTCGAAGTTCAACTTTAATGTGGCGATAGCCTCACGTAAGCTACCATCTGTCTTGACATATTGAATCTTTACTTTGTGTGAGTACATAAGCACCTTGGCTTTCATTGCATTCCATGCTTTGTGCAATGCCTCAGAAAGAGACTTGACAGACTTGTTCTTCAACATTGCCCAAGCTGCTTTCATTACACTAGACTTGTTAACTCTTGCCGAATTTGTATTATTTGTTGCCATAATCTTGAATTTTAAAGTGAATATTATTATTTTTTATTTACACTACAAAGATATAACAATTTTATCAAATATGCAAATATTTAGCAAGATATTTTTATCAAAAATGAAAGATTTTATGGTACACTGACGTTGAAATTCGATAGCAAACTTTTTCGTCTGTTCAGATACTTCTCAGTCCAAATCAGTCCGCAACATTTCATTTCCGAGCAGTAGCCCTTGAATACACATTGTGGCTGACAAGCTTCTGCTAACTCAGGTTCTATCTTTGCTAGTTCCGACACAACCGACTCCCATATATTTCTAGTAGTACTCTCGGCTTTAGAGCAAAGTCGCAAACGGCTGATATTGATAATCTCCTGTGCGTTGAGGCTTAGCTGCATATTAACCAAGGCATCTTGTGGCATTTCATGTCTTGTCGCTTTTGCACCAGTGATGTCCGGTCTTGATGTGCTGACGAATGGTTGAGCGTGAACATGACGTACAAAATGCCCCATGCTATAGTAAGGTATTCCGTACACCTTGATGTCGAACTCTAGAAGTCGAAGAGGGGAGTGCTCACTGATAATAATCTGTCTCTTGAATTTTTCGCTAGGTTCGTGACCCAAATGGTCTTTACTTTGCGTGAAACGTGCAGCATCAACTACTCTCTGCCAACTGCCTATTTCTTTAATTTCTATCTTTTCCATAACTTATACATCAATATATTTAAATCCACGAAATGGATTACACTCTATAGGGTTCTTTCGATAATGAAACTTTCCGCTACGTCGAATGAAGTTTCCTTCCCAATGCTTACCATTTGTTGTGCAGTCAAGTACGCAGTCTTTCACGTAACCTACAATGGAGTGCCAACCAATAATCTTTCCCTTGTAACAAAGGTAGCATCGTTTGATACTTTTAATATCCTTCGGCAGTCTGGGAACCTTGAAGTTTAAGACTTGTTTTCCATCTTCAACCGCTTTGAGCTCTTTTTGATAATCTTTCCACTTGACTTTTTGTGGAATCGTGATACATATAGCTTTTGCCATTTTCTAATTTTTTGATTTATAAAAATGTAAATAACCTATTGCATATGGCATGGTATTGGAACGTGAAACAGAAAATACCACAGATTCTTGTTTATCATTGTCCCAATCATTCAACCACTCGAACTTCAAGCCAATCTCTTCTTTGAGTTGAACTTTAATGTTCTCTACTGCCTTTTCGCAATCCTTCTTATCTTCAAACAGAAAGCGATCACCATTGTTGCATAATGCACTCTTTACTTTATTGAACTTCTCTATGTCCTTTTCTTGCCCAGGACAATACAAACCAAAGTATTTCATTTCTTTATTTTTTTTATTATTTCCAACAATCTCTTCTTGTCTTCCGTTAACTTAGCAACTTCAAGTTTTAGTTGCTTAATTTCGTAAATGTAAGACAATTCTTCTAATTTATCCATTCTTTAGAGCGTCTTGATTCTTTCGTTTTCATCCTTGATGGCGTTCTCGAAGTTCTGTTTCAATAATTGTTTATCCATAATCAAATATCTTTCTTATAATGAGACGTAACAAGAATGAACACCAAATCCGCAAACTCATCCTTGGATATGTTATGATAGGTCTGTCGAAGATAGTACGAATAGTCGTGGTCGTGCAAGTCCCACAGCTTCTCATACTTCTCCAGATGTTCCTTATCCTTGTGTCTCAGCACTCCCCTGAAGGCATTGATGAATGTCATCCTAGCCTTCGTACTGTCCTTGACGATGCACTCGTCAACCTTGTTGTTCTTCCACTTACTCATATCTATTTAAATCTAATTACGAAAAATTCCTTACCCAAGAAATCATCGGGACACCAGCCCTTTCGAGGTCTATCAATGTCAATCCACACGATTTCCTTCTCGACTCTCGGCTTGTCGTCTCCGTAGCCGTTGATAAAGAGAACGTGGGTATAAGGAACGAAACTTACTTCTATTCCATTCTTAGCCTCGAATTGCTCCGTATCTCCATACTTGACGATAGAACCAGCAAGTTCCTTCACCATCTTAGGCGATAGCTTACCAAATCTATCATAGTAGAGACGAGCAACCCAATAGGGTTTAATCTCTCTATACTCCTCCTTCTTCTCGCCCGATAATATTTTATCGAACCATTCCTTTTTGACCGATAGGGTCAGTACTTTCTTTTCCATATTTAAAATGCTTTAATTAATTCACTACATGCCCTCTTCCTCTCAGCAGCTCTACCTCGAATTTCTCTGAGAGTTGGCTTGAAGTCGCCCTTGTGCAAGCCACACTGACCTACACGAAACCAGTAGTCTATCTTTCTGAGATTGACTGGCTTGGCGTTTGTGAAACTATACTTCATCGTGTCACCTCCTCCCAGTCTGTTGCGAAAACGTCTTCCGTTGAGAAAAATTCCTCAAAAGTGTTATACCAGATTTTTTGTTTCTCGCTTTCATCAATTAAATACAAAGATGATTTCTTCGCAACAAAGTAGATATACAAACCTTTGTTCCACTCACTGCGTCTCACTTTCTTCCCTTCCTTCATTCTTCTCAGAGCCTCCGAGAAGTCAAATGTTTCCTTGCTCATAGTGTTTCCATCAATCTAGTTATTCTTTTGTACTGCTTGATAATAGGAGCATCGAACATAGCCGTCTTCACAACATAAGTTCCGTTAGGCTTGATAACACCTATGAGTTGAGGGTTCGCCCAAATACCACTAACGTCTATGCGATAAGCACCTTTGTCACACGAGACCAGATAATAAATTTCTGTATCGAAGCTATATGATGTTCCACTTGTCTCTATCACCTTATCGACGGAGAACACTCTAATTGTGTCATATAGATACTTTTCTCCATTTGTGTAGTTCTGACTTCTGCTGCAAGATGCAAGCAAAAGAATAATGAATGTAAATAAAATCAATTTCTTCATATCTCTTAATCTTTAATTTATTCTCCTTTCCCTATCACCCCAGAAACTAAATCTTTAGCATAAGCCCACAGAACCTTATCAAACTTTGTGGTTGCCAATTTTGCGATATTTGCAAGTTCTTCTGGAGTAATGACTATGCCGACTTTTAAAACTCTTTGCAACTTTGCGTATACAATTATAGGATATTCATAAGCCACCCCATTGGTTATAGGAGTTGAGTTGTTTATGTCATTCCAAACGTCTGATAGGTTGGTGTACTCAACCATTTCGATGCCCTCAATATCATTTGGGTAGCAGACGGCTCTGTCTATCTCTCCAAAGCCAAGTCTGATAGCCGTTGCCTTGGAGGTGTAAATTTTACTTTGTATTTTCATATCATTCCTTCTTTTTACTTTCTAATTTTCGCCTTTTACCCACTCGCCATCACTCAGCTTCTTTGCCTTAAATTTGATAATACGTTGCTTCATAACTATAGCTCTTTAAGTTTTATATCAATATTCTCTACTTCTTTATCCAAAAAATCTTTAAAGTCCTCAATAAATTCTGGATAGAATGATGCGATTGATGCAATCTTTTCACCCAAAAGATTCTTATCTATGGTTGAACAGTGAATACTTTTTGTATAATCAATGTCGTCTTTTGCTGAATTTATCTTACGCAAAGCGTTCAATAATCCAAACACTAATGCTTTATTCTCTAAGTTCATAACTATTTTTATTTAAGTTCAACTGGTTCATCCTCCCAAGACAATTCTCTTCCAATGAGCTTCTTGATGGAGCCTTTGGGAAGTTCTAGACACTTACAGCATCCATTATTATCTCGCCAACTATCATCAACCTTATGAGGCTTAGATGCAAACATAAGTTCCATGCCGAAAGAATTAACACATACCCATGCCGTATTCCCATTCCATTCTTCTATTCCACCTGCGACTTTAAGATTCTTCTCTGCAAATCGCAAGGTTTCATGCAAATTGCTTAACTCTATATCAAGGTCAAAGTTATCTGGGTTGTTAGCCAAAATATGCTCTAACCTATTAGCACACATTACTACTGCCTTTTTTGATGCAAAGCGAGAAAAGGTGATACTATCTGTATCATCCAAATCTTTTTGAACTTTATTACCAATAATTGGATAATCAAGGTTCAAAACATAATTAAATTGTTTCTTTCTTGGAATTACCATAACTATTCCTCCAGCAATTTAAACATAGCAACAGAGTGATAAAAATCACCATTGCCATATACATCACAACTATATTGTTTACCATTAACGGAAACCTCAAAATAGTTACCATCATCATGTGTAATCTCTATCTCGTCTGGTAGCATTTTCTCTTTGAAGTACTCAGCGGCTTGGATATTATCAGTAGGCTCCTCGGTCTCAAAGGTTACACACTCTTCGTTGGTTATATCTTCTATACTCATACTTACTCCTCCAACTTTTCGATAGGTTTCCAATGGGTTATTGCACAGTCTTTAAGAGGGTGAATGAATCCATTGTGGTCTTTTCTAATACGTACATCCTTCATTCTGTGAGAAATCCAATATAATTCTTTATATTTACTGTAAACCAGTACACGCTCATCATACTCAGGCAATCTATCCTCAACAGAAATCCAGTCAGACTTGGAGAGTTCTTTGATGGCTTCATTAAAACACTCTTTAGCATCATCTTCATACGAAGTGATATAGGAACTTCTATTCCAATAGGATATACCTTTCTTTATCAACTCTATTACTTTCTTCTTATCCATAGTTGCATCAAATCAATTAATGTTCCAACTATCTCATCAACCTTATCCATTGGTATGACTAACATATTCTTTCCATCTTTGAGCATAATTCCATTCTTGGAATACTTAATCTCAATGCTACCTATTTGTTTACTCATTGTTATGTATGTTTAATTAAAAATTCTTTTGCTCTTCCAGCAAACCCCTTGATGGCTGCTTTCTTGTGAGCCACATTACCAGTAGTCAGTTCATCTGCCATTTCCTCGATGGTGGTGAAGTACTTGACTAGCTTGTCTTTGAGGTCTTGGTCTATCTGACACATTTTATTCATAAGTCATTCTCCTAAGAATGCAAGTGCATCATCAAGTATTTCAGCCCATTCTTTCATCTTGCTAACACTTGCTGCACTACCATAAGCAGATTCTGACTGAATATCTTTATATACTTTTCTGATGTTTCTCTTTGCTTTATCTACATTCATAGCTCTTTCTTTTTATCCTCCTTTAAATTGAATTGCCTTGATAAAAATTGATTGCTCTTTATCAAGTTAATCATTTCGTCCTCTGTGTGAATACCTTTCCAGAACAACTCAGTATGACTACAATTTCTTTCATCATCTACAGAGAATGGCACGCCATAATTTGTATAAAACTCACCATGGTGTTTGACAAGGTGCCGCCCAGGGTTCTTTTGAATATTATTTATCCAACCTAAATTATCACATTCAAACCACATTTTATATTCGTCATTACTCAACATTTTATCAATGCCCATAGGATAATGCCCTGGTTCCCCATTTGTTCCAAAATAAATAATATCTGCCATATTTCTTCTCTTTACCCTCTCCCTGTTGCCAAGGAGAGGAGGGGGGCGATTACTTAACCATCATCATTTGAGGGACATTCCCATAAACAGGAAGTTTTCCGTCCCACTTTTCAATCCACATTTTTTGCAAGATTGCTGGGGTGAGAGATACCGACTTTAACTCATTAGCCTCACGCTCTGCCCTTGCTTGCACAAGCATCTTCTCCGCCTCGGCTTTCTTTACAGCAACCTCGTTAAGAGCACGTTGAGCCTCTTGGATAGCCTTATTCTTCTGATTTACTGCCTCCACAATACTATTTGGGTATTTAAGTCCCGACGTTAGCTGCTCCAAATGAAAATGCTCCTTGGCGAGAGCTTTGTTTAGCTGGTTCTCGATAGCCTTTTCCACAAGGTCTCTGTTGCTGACTATCTGGTCGGTTGTGTACTTGTTGAGCTGGATTCGGAATGCATCCTTTACGTAATTGAAGAGCGTTTCGTTAACGATGTCCTTCAATTCCTTACGGTATTTCTTGAATACCTTTGGAGCATTGCCATCTATCATTTTGAGCGAGACTGTAGGATCTACAGTAAATTCTGAGCCGTCCTTAGCATTGATGGTGAATGCTGGATAATCAACGGTCTGAACAAAAGTTGGGTACTCATAAACCTCTTCTGTAAATGGATTATACCAGACACGACCAGTTACTAGGCTAACGTCATCCACACCCTTTTCTGTTCCATACAGATTGACCAAGATTCCCTCTGAACCAGCGTCAATACGTTCACTGCATGATGCGGTTGAAAACAACACCACTCCAAGCAGCATTGCCAAACATAATTGATTAATTCTTTTTTTCATTATTACTAATTTTAAATGTAAAACAATTTGTCGCAATCGAAAGCAATATCCAAAGAGTAACGCTTATCACCCCAAGGATATTAGTCGCAGTGTCTGGTTGACTGACTGCTTTAAGACCTATGTTTAAAAGCAACATAGTGGACAATATCCAGCAAACAAAGCCGAGTACTTTCCATTTAATCTTCTTCATATTCTTACTTATTTAATTCGGTATGCACTAGGCAGCTTCTTGATAATATCGCCACCATAGGCATTCTTTGTTAATTCTACGAACTCACGGATAGAAGTCTTGCCATCAAGAGACAATCCTCTATCTGATACGAAGGCTTCTCTTCCCATTCGACAAGAACCAGTCAGAACGTGATGATAAGTAAACAAGTCTCCGTTGTCATACTTAACATCATACTCAGGGAACTTCTTCTTGAATGCTTCTATTCTCTCTTCTTCTGTACTATCATCGTATAGTTTCTCCTGAAGGGAAGTAAAAGCGTCTCGAAGAGTATCACCGTGGGCAAACTTGTTGTTCTCCTTGACGATGAAACAAGACTTTAATTGCAAGTCCGATTGCAGGATATAGCCTTTTGCTACATTTCCACGAATAGATTTGAATATGGTGATAGTGTTATCTACCATATAGACTTTATTTCTTTTAACAGCCTTTACGCCATAGCCATAGCCATCGCCATAGCCAGAGCCATCGCCATAGCCATAGCCATCGCCATAGCCAGAGCCATCGCCAGAGCCATCGCCATCGCCATCGCCATCGCCATAGCCATCGCCATCGCCAGAGCCATCGCCATAGCCATAGCCATCGCCAGAGCCATAGCCATAGCCATCGCCATCGCCAGAGCCATCGCCATAGCCATAGCCAGAGCAATCGCCATAGCCAACATCAACGGCTAAAAACTTCTTAATCTTATCCTCTAACGCTTCCATACGCTGACCTCCTCGATTGATTTAATAGCCTTGTCAGTGCAAGGGATAATCTCAATAGTGTCCAAGATAGTAATGCTATCTACTGTTACAGTGAACTTGCAGCCTGTTGGATTTGAAGTGCCATCTTTTGCCAACTGAGACAAAGATGCAGCACCACTCCAATACCAGATACGGCGAGCATTCTCTAGTGTCACCTCACTGCCGTTCTGGGCGACCAATGTTCCAAACTCAACTCCGCTTCTGCTTCCACGGATGATTACTTTCTTTCCAATATTACTTTCCATTTTTATTATTTAATTGATTAATTATTACTTACTTTATGCCCGAAGGCGGTTAAACATCTAATCTTCTATCTACAGCTTCTATCACTTCTTGTATATAATCTGCTTCGTCATTGTTTTCGCATATCGTCTTTTAAATATTATCAACATATTTTTAAGGCGAATAAAATCTGTTCTCAACAACTTATCATTGCCCATACCTACACCTTCATTTCTAAGTTAAGTCCTAATCCGAATAACAGGTGTTGAAGCTGATGGACGTAATTGATATTAGCAATATAATGCTTATCCAAAGCAACGCAAACAAGCCAATCTTTGTTATTAAAACTATCCTTGCAGATATATAAGCTGGACTTGTCTGTACGATATTTGTACCACGTAACATTTTCAGATAGCTCTTTATCCCACCCATTCTTTTCTAGAATCTCTGAGGTAATAGGAATAGGACGTACAGAATCTCCATAAATTCGATATGTCTCATTGTCACCAAGTATGACAACATGAAGAATAAAACCGTTATGAGAAGAGATTACTTTAAAAACTTTGTTTCTGGCGAATTGAAGAGCAGCCTTCTTTACCATTACCAAGTCCCCAGGGATATACTTTGTTTCTTTCATATCACTTGTTCTTTTTGTTTATTATCACTTCTCTGTACCCCTCTGTGCAAGGGTGCTCATTGTAGCAGTACCTTCCATCAGAGGTTGTGCAGAATTGCTTGCTATCGAAAGGACAACTAGCTATTGATTCCTCCTTTCAATAAATCTTCAATGTAAAACCACTTTTTGATATGATGAGTTTTTACAATACCCTTCCAAAGGCACTCATAGTCACCTTCCCCTTCTGAATTATCCATAAGCTCATTCATATCTAGGATAGTTGGCAAGGCTTGGTTATTTCCCCTGATAAGGACTACTTGGCTATAGTCGTTTCTAGGAACTTCGTCAAAGCCATGCCATAGGTTGTCTAAGAACCAGTTGATGCCTGCTTCAAAAGCCATTTGAAGTTCTTCCGTGTATGTATCTTCAACCTCATCATCCGTAGAATCATACTTGTTAAAGGCATATTTACGTGCAGCCTCTTCTATCTTCTTTTCGTCTATCATAACCAACCGATTATTTTACACATTAATAAATATACGTTATAAACAATGTTGTTACAAGGAGCTTGATTACAATAGCAACCAAGCTCACTAGTTCTATTCATCAGCCACTCTTTCATCATTCACCTCCTTTCCACTCATCAGTTGTACCCAAGAGGTGCTTGGTCTCCTCGTTGTAAGGGATGCACTTGTAGTAAATTAGACCTCCAACAGCACTATAAATAGTGGTACCATGAACCTTTTTTGTGTACGCAAACTGACATAGTTCCCAATATTTAGTGGAATCCTTCATCAAGCACCAATCCATAGGTTTAAACTCATATTTCTTAAACAAGTCCTCAATTTGCTTATTCTCTGCATTCCAACGCTTGCCTTTCTTAGCAAGAGCTTCAAAGAGAATTATTTGTTGAGTTTCTGTGATAGGCTGTATCTGCTTGTCTTCAAATGATAACCAATCTTCAAATTTCAAGGTGCTCATATCATTTAACACATAGTATTCCAGCTTCTTAGATGAATTGTTTATGCTTTTGACTATACCATAAGCAAGATACCCTATGCCCGATATACAAACAATATCCCCATCCTTGAACTCAGGCTGTTTTTCAATTTCCAAAGTCTCTAGGTTGAGCTTGCCACCCAATTGTTCCTCGACGGTGTTGATGTAGGTTTTAGCGGCATTCTTGTCATCTTCAATATGATAGTCTTGCGTATCCTGTGCATCTAAACAAGATATATACCTCTTTATACTTACGCCAGCCCAGTGTTTACCTCCAAATTTAGTATAATCATCTTTTGAGAAGCCCTCAAAGATTATATGGCAATCACTATCGTTGCTAACCAGTATATCACCCTTCTTCCAAGCGAACTTGTGCCAATCACGCATTTGCTTGGATGGGAAGAGGCAAACATCCGCAGTATCAGGTGCAGAGATTGTTCTACCACTATAGCTGTAAGTCCATTCTTTTTCTTCTCCATTTTTATCAGTAAAGGCAATAATAATTTCTTCTGGATAAGTGTTATTATAGCAATATATGCAATCCCCAAGCATCGGGGACCACAACTTTGTTTCTGTAGGCTTCCCCTTCAGGATAGCCGCTATGTTAAGTTCTTCTTTCATAATCAATTCTCTTTTAAAATTGGTAGATTTCCATAATAAGGTCTAACCTTGAAATGGTCAGAGAAGTCGGCATTGGCAGTATGTATTTCAGTACCATACTCATTGACAAATGCCTTTTGGGCAGTGCAGCTATGACTGCTTGCTAAAAGTTTGCCAAGAGAACGCCATACCTCTTTTCTGTAGATGAACAATCCTCCTTTGGGAATATCTTTCATCTTTACTTTCTGAATAGGTTCTTTCTCCATACTACTACAAATTATAATGATTCAACACTAGCTTGCCATACACCTCTTGGTGGTCTGGCTTCAAGAACCTTGCCTGTAACTTCAACAAGGCTTGCTTGTACTTTCTCTCCATGTGAGGACAGTGGAGTTTCTGAGCCATCTTGATTTGCTCTCTCACCCCCCCACAGGCTACTTGATATTGCTTGTAGGACATCATAACTAAACCCCTTCCAACATTACATCATTTACGTAATTCATAACCTCATTCTGACCTTGCTCGTTGAGGTTGTCAAAAGATGATTTTAGCAACTCCGCCGCATCAGTGCCCGAAAGCGTGCCAAGCATATCTCCCAAGACATCCTTTTGGTTTTGTTCCCCAAGGTTGTCAAAAATCTCCTTGATGAACATCTCCTTGTCAATGTCCTTTAGTTGACTGATACAATCAACCAAATCAATCTTAACTTTAAATCCTTCCATAATTAATCCTCCTTGTCTAATTTATTATACTCTTCCTTCAACTCGGTAATTTTCTTTGTGTAGAAAACCATAATCTCTTTCAGAAATGAAAGCATATCTTTATGATTTAAAACGTCTCCAACCGCTGTATAATACACAAGTTCGTCGCTGTTCTCCAGGAGGGCAAAGTTGCCATAAGTAGCTATGTTGGTCTCAAAAGATTCCTCATGTATTCTACCAACTTTAGCCTGATAACGAATCTCCATTCGCATATCTTTAGCTACATTTTTCAGCTTCAGATAAACCCTAAGAGACTTGTAGCCTGAGCTAACTTCTTCTACCAACCATTCAGGGCAAACTGAAATGAGTCCCTTAATCTTATCTGTGGCTGACTCAAACACATTCTCGATGTTCTTTCTAACCTCTGCCTTCTTTGTTTCAACTGAATTGTTCATAATCTATGAATTTTAAAGTGAATACTTTTATTTTTTATTTGCACTACAAAGATACAACAAATTTATCAAATATGCAAATATTTAACAATTATTTTTATCAAAAAAGCAAAATATTTTTTGTTTATTACTCATTGATGCAACTCTTTGATAAGTACACATCTTTATATTTTAAATAAATCCATGATAAACCCTTTTATTAATCAATCTTTTCTTATCTTTGCACAAAATATTATTCACATTAAAATCTTTTAGTTATGAAACCAAAGAAATTTCTTAAAGGCTGCCTTATTGCTGTGGTTGCATTCTTAGCCTTCATCATCGTTCTAGATGCAATCTTTTCAAGCACAGACAACACTACTTCTCCAGAAGTTGAAGCCCAACACGAAAGTGTAGGCGTTATCCAAAATGACGGCTCAATTCTTATTGATAGCCTTTACGTTGTCTATGCAGGTCCAAATGGAATTGGCGTAACAATGTCAAAAATGGTTCAACCACCTTATTTCGTGTTGAACTTTAAAGAGCCAACACAAGTGTTTGAGGAAGAGTCTCTTAAATCTGCTGACTTGGAGAAAAATTATACCTACGCTTTGAGTGGTGATACGGAAGAAGATAAAGGAAAATTTACCTATTGGTCTCCAAGCCATCATATCTTACGTACTTGCTTGGTTGAGTCTATTACATCTAAAGAGGCCATTTATGCCCAAATACAAGGTGGATATCCGTTTGATGTTGTCATGACGAACTTCGGCAAGGATATAATCGAATATATAAAGGGTATAGACCTACATCTAAACTTGGGTGGTAAAGATAAGGTCTATACTTTTTATCCATCTGATGGGGAAACCTACAATAAGATTATATCAGGTTTGATTCACGAAGATATTCAATGATTTGTCTGCCTCTTTTCTGATTCTCTCCTCGGCAATCTTGAAGAACTTCTCGTTATTTTCTATACCAATGTATTTTCTTCCTAGCTTTGCTGCTGATATAGCCGTTGTTCCAGATCCGAGAAATGGGTCTATGACCACATTATCTTTTTTTGATGATAGAGTAATGATTCTGTCAAAAATCTCCAATGGCTTTTGGGTAGGGTGGTATTTCGCTTTCAAATAAGAACTCTTTATGACCCTACTATACATGGAGCTGTCTTCAAGTTTGTTGAGGGCGGTTCCATTTTCGTATATTCTCACAATGAACTCTACATTTTGTGCGTATCTCTGCTTTGATATGATGCAAACCGGTTTCTCCCATACCAAGACGGAAAACTTGTATTTATGCTCACGTGCCCATTCGTAGTAGTCGGCGATTTGTTCTTCCGAGCAGAACACATAAGCATTCATCTTAACCATGATACGTGGTACCTTATCAATCCAAGCGTAAATATCTTTACGTTGCAGTCCGTTCTTGACACGACACATTCCGCTATTATCTGTATAGTCATAGAGCGCAGACTTACACATGTTGCTTTTGGCTTTTTGGGTCTCACTATGTACACCCTTTGTAAACAGATATGGTGGATCGGCTATAAGTAGATGACAGCAATAGGCTGGTAAACTATCCAATACCTCCTTGTTATCTCCAAAATATAGCTGGCTTTTCTCTATTTCGTTGATACGTCTCATATTTCAATCTTTTTTTTCATTCTTTTTACGATTCCATATATGCTGCGTTCCGTAACATTGTATTTATCCTTCAGGCTACACATTATGTAGCCTATTTTTTCATTTCTTGCCTTTCTTGCCTCATATTCTTCATAAATCATAAGGTTGTTGACTTCCAAGATGCCGATGTTGTTTCGAACCATAGCCTTCAGTATGGTTTCATTTGTTTTGATTAGCTCAAATTGCGTCATAACTCGAATTTTAAGTGAATATTTCGTATTTGCATGGCTTTTTGTTGTTGCCAAGTGCAAAAATACGCTTTTTTATTTAATTTTCGCTTTAAATATTGATAAAAATCTCAATTTGGGACGTTTTTTACTTATAAATACGTTGGAAAGGCGCAATTTTTAACCTTCCCAACGTATTTTAGCATCCTAGATGTTATCTAGACTTTGGATTGTCTCCACTCGACTCTGTGCATCAGTTATTTCTTCCACAGAAACTACAGGTCTGATAGTTTGAGCCGCCTCGGCGAAGGAATCAGTCATGTCTTGTGTATTTTGAACTACACTAAAGTTACGACCGCTTGCTATTGGTACTCCTGCTCCGATATTGTTCATTGCAGCGAGCATTGGCTCAAACATCCGTGTTGCTCTTGCCGTCATAACGTACTCTCCATTGCTGAGCTGGGCTGGTACGCTATCACTTGTTCCTGTTCCAGGACCTACGACCTTACCACCAGTGGCGAATTTTGCGGATTTAACTGTGCTGATGGCAGTTGCAACGTTTGCCAATACTGTTGCAACCGTTGTTGCAATAGCGGCGAGGTTCGCAGGGTAAGGGAGTGACGATGCGGAAGCTATACCTGCAGAAAGAGCCTTACCTGTGTCTATTGCGATTTGGGCAAGTGTGATTATCTTGCTCATCTTTGCGAACGCAGAGTTGCTTTCGCCCAATGTGTCAAGCATACTTATCATGCTGGTACCCACCGTTTGGAAAGCTTTTTTCTTGGCTTCTTCATTCTTTATCTCACCTTGGTTAATCTGTGTATTCGCATCAGCGAGATTCTTTCTCGCTTCCATTGTCTGAGTCTCCACATCCAAACGTGTCATTCCTACATCACTGAGTCTTTGGGTGTACTCGTCCTCTGTCTCCCCCTCTTGTTGTTGGAACTGCTGCATGAAGTTCAGCTTATCTTGTGCCGCTTGCTTCTGAACTTCAAGCTTGTCAAACTCGTTTTGCGTGACAACATCTAGACCGATAATATTCAGGTTTTGCTGCAACTCTGTCTGTTGCTGACCTTCCATTTCCAATTCTGCCAATCTGTTTTGGAATACTTGTTGGCGGTCGGCTTCTTGCTGCTTCGCGAACTCTAGGTCTGCTTGCGCTGTCTGTTGTCTTGCCTTTGCCTCTATGTCTTGCCTTTGCTGTTCGTATTGTGCGGTGATTCTAGTCAGCTCCTCTTGCATCGCTTGGTAAGCGGCAATTTTAGCATTGTAGGCTTCCTGATCCTTTGATAGCGTATCAGCGTCAGCACCATTTTCTCTATCTTTATCTAGTTTGTTCTTGGCCGAGTTCATGTCCAGTTTAGCAGAATCACGTTTCTCTGTTGCATCAAGTATTCCTGTCTTTTCCTCATTCTTCAAATTGTTGAGGCTAAGTTTCTTCTCTTCCTCAATCTTCTGTTTCTTAAGGTTTAGCTCCTCTTGGCTACCTTTCATTATTACAGAAAGACGTGAGTCGATGTATTTCTGCTGACGTGCTACCTCTTGCTTTAAGTTCTCATCAGATAGCTTTTCAAGTTCTTGGTTCTTCTTTATTTCTTTGTACTTGATGGTCTGATTGATTGCTTCTCTCGCTGTTGCCGTAAGGTTACGCTCGGTAGCTAGTCTGGATTTTAACTTACTGATTTCATCGTTGTATTGTGTCTCAATCTGTGTTCTGCGTTTCTCTATTGTATCTTCCATCGTGGCTAGCATTGCATCGTGTGCAGCTTTCAGTACTTCCTGCTCTTTTTTAGCTTGTTGCTCTTGCAACCTAGCCGCCTTATCCGCTGCCGCTTGACGTTTCTTGACCTCTTTATCGTCCTCTGGTGACACTGGTGGAGTGGGAGTTTCTTTATCAGGCTTTTGTGGCTTAGGTTTCGGGGGAGTCTTCTTCTTCTTCTTTTTGGTTTGCGTTTTCTTCTGTGTTGGTGTACCAAAGCTGATTTTACCTCCAGTCACCTCTTCAAGTGTGTTAGATACTTTTTTGTTATGCTCCTTTTCGTATGTGCTATTGGCTTTTTTTACCGTATCGGCCGCCTCCTTTGCATTTTTCTTGATGGTTCCACTCATATCCATAAACTTGTCCGCAACGCCCTTGCCGAAATCAGAAACAGACTTGGCGAGGTTGGCAAAGTCGTTCTTAATGTTTCCCCAATTCAATGTGAAAACATCTGCAAGGATGGCTCCAGCGTTTTTGGCAATGTTACCAAGTGTCTTAAAATAGCTGATGATGGTTGATATTGCGAATTTAGCAATCTCCATCGTGCTTTTAAAACTTGCGCCTAATACAGCAACCGTCACCGTCCAATACTTTGTAGCCCTACCAACAACATCCAACTTAGCCCATACGAGCTGAATTACCGCAATTACGGCTTCCATGACATCTACTATACCTCTCCACGCTTTGGTTAGTGGCCCTTTAAGCCAATTTGCGAATGGTGCCAAGTAACCCTCTCCGTTGGCGAAGGCATTATATAAGGACATCAATAATTCAAACGCCAAACTCATGATAGCGGTTACTATGAATCCCTTGAAAGCCGTCTTGCATGTCATAACGAAACTTCTTGCCGCAACTCCTGCCGCAGCAAAGCCCTTAGACCAGACAGAACCCGTAGTCAACGCTTGCGCTTGGTTCCATTTGGCTACCTCTGTAGCTTGCAATTTCTGTGTGTTGGCAGTAGTCACCGCTAATTGTTGCTTCTTTGTTGCAAGTTGCGTTTCGATGAGCTTTTGTTGCTCAGCAGACATTCTGTTAGAAGAGGTCTTGTTTGCTTCTAGTTGTGCAGCTAGCGTAGCGGTTTCTCTGCGCAAGACACGTTCCTTAGCCTGACTTGCTTGAACTGCTGCTGATGCCTGCTGTGCATTTGATATTGCCGACGAGGTCATTTCTGTGTATGCAGACCTCGCAGATGAGATAAGCTTTGCGAAGGTTATTCCGGATATTATATCCATAACAAGACGACCTACCTCTGGAAGGTGCTGAGAAATCCACAGAATGCCATTTCTTATAGTTTCCGTCACAGCTACCAATGGATTGTCGCTAGCTTTACCAATACTGATAAGCAAATGTTCCCAAGCAGACTGAATACCATATAATGAGTTAGATAAATCACTATAAGATTGCTCAAACATTCTCTGTGTTGTGCCTTGCGAATTGTTGAGAATGTCTAGCTTGTTTTTTAATCCGTCTATGTTGTTGAGCAATGCCATAGCTTGTGGTGCAACACGTCTTCCGAAAATGTCACCAAGAAGCTCTGCCGAATTAGCGGCTTTCATTACACCACTATCACGCAGCTTCTCCAATGTCTTTGTCAAACCTTCTGAGCGTAAAGACGATTCCGAAATGTCAACACCCAACTGCTTAAAAGCCTTCTGTTGCTTTGCTGTAGGGGAAGCAAGTCCCATCAATACCATACGGATAGCTGTACCCGCGTCTGATCCTTTGATACCGACATCTGCAAGGACACCGAGTGCAGCGTTGACTTCCTCAATGGACTGACCTAGAGAGTGACCGAATGGTGCAGCGTTCTTCTCTGCTTCGGCAAGCATACTGATGTTTGTAGCAGAATGAGCTGCCGTTGAAGAGAGAACATCGTTAACTCTTCCCATATCCTTAACCTCCAATCCAAAGCCATTCATGACATTGGTAGTGATGTCGGCAGCTTCCGCAAGTCCTATCGTGTTGGCCTGTGCCAATTGCAAGGTAGGACTGAGTGCTTCCGTTGCTTGCTGGGCACTCAGTCCGTTTCTCGTAAGGTTCTCTAAAGAGTTAGCAGCCTCCGTTGCAGTGTAACGATAGGTTGAACCCCATTTAAGGGCTTCTTGCTCCATCACCTGAAACTCTGCTTGTGTGGCATTGGTAACGGCTTGCACTCTCGCCATACCGTCTTCAAAGTTTCTTGTCGTCTCAACAACATTCTTACCGAAAGCCAAGATACCGCCACCTGTAGCCATCATCGCCATCTGTTTTACAAGGTCGGCTGCCTTTCCTTTTAAGTTGTTCAGACCTTGGACAGCTTGCGATGGATTACCCATATTCTTGTAAAAGGCAGAGGTCTCTGCTGAGGCTGATGCAATCTCTGTCTTCAACGATGCGATATGCGCCTTTAGTTGAGTGCCATTTGCCGATTCTCTTTCTGCGCGACTCATGTTCTGGTATTGCGTAGTTGCTTGAGCAAGTTCTGCCTTTAGTTGACGAATGGAACCTTCTTGCGCCTTTACCATACCAATTTGGTTCTGTACTTGCTTTGTGAGGTCGTTTGCCGCCGTTTGGTTCGCTTTCACTTCTACACGACTAGATGCCATAGCGGACTGATATTGCTGTTGAGAGATTTTTCCATCCTTCAACTCTTGTTTCAGCTCTTTTTGTCTTGCCTTTGCAGCATCGATGGCTTGACCATATTGTGAGAGCGCATCAATGGCTTCCTTGATATTTACTTGTATATCTACGATTTTAACTCTTGTGTCTGCCATAACTATATGATTTCAAATTCGTAATCGTTATAATCTCCTTTCTTATAGTGATCTATCCACACATCTTTTATTACCCAACTTGTGCTGCTTGTCGGGTTGAACTGCATCCATCTGTCACCCGATAGCTTTACCTTGAAGTGTTGCACATACTCCCCATCGTTGTTGTTTTTGATGATATATCCAAGCGTAATTTCTTTCTCTTCACAGGAGTTGGAGGTAATCTTGAAATGAATGAACTTCGCCAATGAGGTCTCTATGCCAATACTTATCTTGACAGGCGGCTTGTATATCGGTAACTTGACTAATTCACATTTGCTCACTCCATCCTTATTGCGCTGAATGGTGATAATAGAGAAGAAACTATTGTACTTCTCCAAGTATATAGGCTTTGTGTAGTCGATATTATTCAAGTCAAACTCGTCAAGCAGGAGATTTTCCGTTATGCAAATAGGATTCTCTACTATCTGCTGAAAATATCTGTATGACGGATTCGTCAATATATCCTTGAAAGGGTTCAGAATAGACATGCGGTAATAATCAGCGAGACTATAGTTTTCTTCCCAAGACTTTATTCTATCTGTCTTCTGCTTGTCAAAGTATGGTATTCTGTGTATATAGCCATAGGCAGGTTTCACATCTACATACCTTGGTTTGTTGCCGTCAACAATTCTTCCCCTGTCATCAACGGAAAGGTTTGTGTCGGATGGACTATACTTCATCGCCTTTATCGTTCCATCTGTGGTGCCAGGATTTGTTCTGTCAAAGATGAACGGCGTGTAGAATGGAAGTTGGTGCACAGTTTGCTCATCATCCAATGTCTCGTTATCGCAAATGATATTTCCCACACCATCCTCATACAAGTCATCCTCATCTTTTAGGTCGCTTTCCGTTCTGTCCAGATCGTCCCATTTACTTAGATAATAGTTGTTCTGCTTAAAGTCGCTTAACTTAAACGTTAGTTCCTCATAAGTATATCCCTGTTTCTGAACCTTACTAGACCAATCGTAAACAAAACCTCTTGCCAAGTTATTCTTGATTTCCTCGTATCTTTTGATTCGTATCTCGCCAAGACTATTGATATAAGGAAAACCACCAATGATGTAAAACAACGACTTCATGAATGACAAGCAATCAATGTCTGGCAAGTTCGTGAATGAATCCATTTTGTGTGGTTTCTCATCAAGATTGTTTACTTCTGCTGAAAACGTGAAGTTCTCCTCGAATACGACATCTTTGATGCCAAACAGACTTGCTGATATGCTGAACCAATAATATTGCGCTTCTGTGCCAGTTATTGCTTCATTGTCGCTACAGAATGACGCAGACTCATATCCTTCACTCTCCATGAAATTGAAATGGAGCCTAGACCTCTTCATTCCATCATCGCCTAGCACGGTTTCTATGCTTGTTGCGGAAAATGATGCAACCTCAAACTTCTCGATATTCTCATCGGAATAGCCATAGTTGTTAGTCTTCCAACTATACACTACCAATTTGATGTTATCGTAGATTTCTTGCGTAAGCTTTGTGAACCAAGTCAAATCTACATAGAATTTCGCCTGCATCTTAATTGTGCAACCGAACCTAGCTATGATTCCAGCGCATCCATATTTGGGATCTACATAAGCATTGTAAGAACTTGACACCTTCTTTGATAAGTCTTCTCTGTTAGACGGAAAATCCCAACCTATGGCCTTTCCACTTGCATCATAAGCCTCACAGAAAAGGTAGCTGATACCATCTTCATAAGGCATCCATGCTTCATCGAAATCTGGCTTCTTCTCAAAAAGCAGTGCCCTGGATGTGCCAAATACACCGGTCGTCTTGAACATGACGTTTTTCACAATCAGGTCTGCCGATATACACCTCATCGTCCTATCCATTGCTTCAAGCTGTCCATCCGTCAAGTCAGAGCCAACCAATGGCAGAACACCATACGTCACGATATTTTCTCCCTCCATCAACCACTTGGATATTGGTTCTGTAGGAAGTTGCGAAAGACTTGACTTATTCTCCCCGATAACAAAATTTGTACCAAATGCCTCATTTATGGTATTGATTATGTACTTTATCGGCATAACTGGGCGTGGGAAACCTTGCCCAACAACATACTTGAAGTCGGGGTATGTACTATAGTTTGGGTCTGACGGATAACCTCCATAATAAGGGCAAAGTATCTTGGCAGTATTACTATATGCTTTTGTTATATCTGTGCTTCTTAGCCAATTAACGTACCAATCAACAATACCATCATTCTTGATAAGCTCGTCATTCTCGTGTCCTTTTTTGATTAGTGCATCACGAAGTTCATTTAGACTGCAACCATCATCCTTTAGGTCTTGCAATCCTTGAATTACATCCCATGTAAACACGCAAGAATAACTCTTGTCAGAAACCTTTTCTATGTAGATAAAGGCGTTCTGCAAGATGGTAGTTCCATTGATGATGTACTCGGCTTTCAGTTTTTTCTTGGTTAGGTCGCTTTTGTGTCTTACATCTTCTGCATATTCCATGACCTTTCTGTTATGATTAGTCATTGGAATCTTGAAGGTGTACGAATACGAACAATTCACCTTATCCAAAGAATTAAACATATTGCTTACCCACTTCAATGTGATGCCACTTGGAGTGCTTAGGTCAACGTAGGCACGCCCACCTTTTCCGTCATAGATATAAAGTTCCTCTTTCATATCACCAAGTCTCAATCTCTATATAGTTAAACCACTGCTCTTGATAGACGACAAGTCCACATCTTTTTGCCTTTACAAGAATCTTGTCTTGCGCAAAGTCGATACTTAGGATATACCCCAACTCCCCTGTCTGTATGATAACACAAGGCTTTGGGTTCTTATTGTCGGTCTTTAATTTTTTGAATTTGTCGTATCTCATACCTATAGTGTTTGTGATGATGTGTCTGGTAGTGTTATCTGCAACTCAAAATCTTGCAATTCCTTTGTCTCGTCCTTTTTGTAAGAACTTGCGACCACGTTGATAGGCAACCAAATTTCTTCTTTTTCCAAACTGTAGCCAACAAACAAGTCTATGTGGGGCGAAGACAAAACCGTTGCTACGGTATCATACTCGCCCGATGTGAGATTGACCGCACCGCATTTGACGGTTCTTCCGTTGTCAACGTGTATTGTTCTCTCATGGTTAGGGTAATAAACACCATCAATGGCTACGTCTGTTTCGATAGACGTACCATCCAGCTTGTTCTTGTTGGTGAGAGTACCCTTCTTGAACAGCCAATATTCCAAGAATCCGTATTCATCTATCCATCTTAGATAATAACCTTCCTTGTCTCTATGAGGTCTCACTTTTACGATTTCATCCACATATCGGTAGATGCTTCCAGTAAACGTCTTGTCGAAAACATTTGTGAATGTCGATTTGATGGTCTCAGATTCCACCTCAATCTTGTATTGGGTTTCTGCAATACTATTGCCTAATGTTAAATCTATGTCGAATATTCCAGCCTTTGTTGTTTCTTGCTCTGTTATTTCCGACTGATGACCCATCTTTTTCTTCAATGGCTTGTCTGCTGACGGAGAGAACATAGACACCTTGAATGGAAAACCGGTATAGTGACGTACCTCTCTCACAAATCTTGCATGGCTGGAGGAGGTTATCTCTTCCATCTTGCCGCACCCGAATGTATCTCCAACCTTCATGCTTCCCCAAATGGCAATGGTCGTGCATGATGCCAATACGATTTTCTCTCCACTAAGGGCGCAGACATTTATTGTTATCTCTGCCGAACGCTTAGTTAGGTGGTCGTATTGAAAGACTAGCTCCATCAATTTGCTGATATAGCATCTTCCTCCTCCCTTGAAAAGGTTGCAGGCGATAGAGTAGGAGGTGGAGCCATCTATTATTTCTACCTGCACATACGGTATATTTGTGCCCAGCTCGACAAAGATATAGTTGGGATTGAATACGAAACAATAACCGTTTGGAAATTGGATCGTTCCATTCACTATTCTTAAACTCTCGTTATTAATCGTTTTTATTATCATCGTTGATGTATTTATCGTTAATGCTATTTACTTCCAACTCGAACACAGTACTTATATCATCTGACAGCTTCTCAATCTCTTCTTTCAGCAAGGTATCGTATATGTCGTTATATCCCTTGTCTCGGTAAAGCTTTGTCCCTTTTTGCATGATGTTTCGAGTGACGAGGTAAGAAAAGCTCTCTATTGCTTGTTCTTGCGTCTGCTTACCCTTGGGTTGGATATTGATTCCCTTTGCCCTTACCCAATTCTTGATTACCTCACGAAAATTAGATGGAACTTTGCCAGGTCCACGTCCGTGTTGCATGGCCTCCCATTGCTTGCCACCGAACAGGACGCCGTTATTACCACTCACATTCACGTCTAGAGAAGCAACAGAGCTGCCGCTAGCATTCCTTCCCAAAGCCGTCATTCTTTGTGAAATGCCAACCTTAATGTTCCCAAGGTGTAGTGTAAGTAACTTTTGTATCTTCTCGTCTATCTCGCTCATACGGAATTATTTTTACAGATATAGCGGAAATCCTTAGAGAAGCAAAGAATTAATCTTTACATTTCTTTCTCGTCAGAATCCCTACTTTCATCCTCGCAGATTGCGACACCATCAACCTCCTCTAGCGGTATTGAGAGGACTACACCTGTCACATTCTGGTCTAGAAAGTCATAAACTACTTGGTAAGACAGTTTTCCTTCTATCCGCTCAAAACATTCGCTTTCGTTAAGTGCCTTCACAAATCGGATGGCCAGCCTTTTCATCCGTTCTATGACATTGTCATTCTCTGTTCCATCGAAGTCGAAGTCTGTTGGACTGAGAAAACCTATCTGCGTCTCTGGATAATCCTTAACTCTGGCATAGCCGAAGTCAAGCGTTCCTGATGGAGGCAATACGTACACGATAGATGGCTTTACCACTTCATCCATGGCTACGTTTGCATGCGCCCAATTCATGAACAGATACTGAATGCCGTCCCCCAAGGATTCTGCCACAGCTTTGACCTTGGATTCTACTGTTCCATATTTTGCTATACTTTTCTTCATGATTATTTCTTTTTAGTGTATATCTGATAGAGCCTACGCTCGAACTCATTCTTGTCGTTGTCATTCTTCATACATTGGTATATACGAACCCACGCAATATCTCTAACCTCATTTTGGTTTGCTATGTGCATTCGTAGGGCATACCAATCAAGGACACCGAACGAACCGAAGTTTAATGACTCGATTCCTGCCGCACGTTCCTCTTGCGAATAAGACGGCTTGATGGAAGCGAATATCTTGTTGATTCTCATTATCTCGCTTGTTACGAAGTTGGAGAATCCAAACACGGCATTTACATCTTCGGCTAAAAGTTCCTCAGACTTAACCCCCAAGAGGATTTTTGCTGTCTCCCCAATTGGGTCTTTTGATGAGGCTGACGTTTGCAAGTCATCAAGTTCTCCGTATGATAAGGTATTAAGCGTTGTTGGTACTTGCTTCCCACACAGAACTTGCGGGCGAGGTTGCTTACGCAATCTCTCCAACAATTCTGTCTGTTTCTCCTTGGTACATAGCGGAAAGAACTGTAAGAACTTTCCGTATGTGCATAGGTCTTTGTCTATCTTCTTTTTCATATATCAAAGTTACATCATTTTGAACCAAGTTGTCTTTTTATTTGCATAAAGTTACTGAAAGTGCGCTTTCAGTCGTTTTTTCTCGTTTGTACCTTCATGTGAGGACCGGTCGAGGCTTTTTGCCTGCGGAAGAGCATAGCCATGATGAGCATATCCACGTAGTCAGGAGAATGACCAAGAATAATTTTCATCGCCTCTTTCTTGATGATGTCGTATCTCTTGATGTCACTATCTATGTCTGCCATCTTTAAGGCACCAAGCTCATCCGTGATTCTCTCACGTTGCTCCGCCGTGCAGACAATCTTGATAGCCCTCTTGTTGATAAGTTCCGCAAGCTTGAAGGCACACTCGGCTTTTAGGTTGGCATACCTAGGGTCGAGTGGCCTAGCGTTTCCGTGAAACTCCTTGATGCCATTAAGGTAACTCTCCAAGAACGAACCAACGCCATCTGCATCTACCACCATCAGGGAACGTGGAATGCCATCAGCTATCATCATTTCCTTTAGCTGGGTCTCCACTTGTTTTCCTGGTGAATAATCTGTATCTATCTTGATGTAACATACATTGCCGACCCAAGAACCTGCTACAAATCTGTCGTGTCCCTTGCCTGCAATATCAGCAGAACCGCTGTGAGCACCGACTGGCTGAACGTGGTCGTTGGTGAAGAGGTCATTGATGGCATCATAATCACAAAGAACAGATGGATCGTCATCATACTCGAAGTTGCCGAAGTAAAGTCGCTGCACAGTCACCTTATCCGCTTTCAGCAAGTTGTCAATAAAGTCTTGGTCTACGTACGGATTATCCATAGGTAGGGCTTTAATGAATTTTCTATATGGTGGAAGCGTTCCCTCTTTCGCAGGTTTTACAAAGTCATTGTAAATCCAATTACGCTTTGGGTTACAAGTATACAAGGCTTTAGGAATTGTGTGCCATCTTGTACCATCAGCCTGGACACCATTGAGCAAAGAAAAACGACCTTTCAATACCGAAATAGCTTTTTCTGAAATCTGCTGAGCTTCATCAATAAAAAGATCTGTAATAGCAAGCGAACCGAGGCGGTCATACTCTGGGTCTCTTGGGGCGTAAATCAAATCACGAAACAGAATTTTACTACCATTAGGGAAGTACATAATACTCTTGACCTCGTTGAAACGAACACATGAACGCAGTTTCATCATGTCTAACATTTCCCACATGGTAACCAAAGTAGTATCTTTAAGCTGCGTAAGTACTTCTCTGCACACTAAGCCAACACTTCCTGGCAATGTGATTCTTCTCAATATCTGCCAGATACAACCAAAAGCAGATTTTCCTCCACGAGCTCCACCGCCATACAAAAGCTCTGTAACGGTGTCGTTCTCGGAGGAAAGAAATTCATAAGCTTGCGCTTGCTTTGGAAATAGTCTAACATCTATTGATTTCGGCATTTATTTACCTTTCTTTATGAGTGTAAAAATGTAAATGAGATAAATTCGTCTATCGACTGAATTTTGGTATATTATCCGGGTCAAAAACAAAACCTTCTTTAGGAAGCAAGTAAAGCCCGAGATAATGAACCAACTTATCCAATTGTTTGAGGTTTATGTTGCGTGTTCCTTTGATGTATGCATAAAGGTTCGCAGTATTAACCCCGATAGCTTCAGCCACTTTATCTACTTTGAGTTCTCTTTCGTAGATGGTCTTTCTTATTTTTTCTCTGAACATATTATTCTACTTTTGTTCTACAAGTGTTAAACCTAAATAATTACAGATTCTCTCTACCTCGATATAAGGGATAGGTCTCTTCCCATTGATGTATGGAGAGAAGTTGTGCTCGTTGAGTTCGAGCTTTTGACAAAGGTCTCTAGACCTGATGCCAAGTTCTTTCATCCTAAGATGGATTCTTTCGTTTATTGCTATCATTTTATTCTGTCTTTATAAATGTTATTTACTAAGTCGAATACTTTTTCTTCTGCCGAGTCTTTTGCTCCAGTGACGATGCCGGCTTGCTCTCTCTCTCTTTGAATGATGGAGTACATTTTCTCATCGAATGTATTTCTACCAAGCAGATAAGTGCAAGTAACAACGTTCTTTTGTCCGTTTCTGTGCGCTCTGCATTCGCATTGGTCGCAGTCAGCAGCAGTCCAGGGGAACTCAAGGAAGAGTATGTTAGATGCAGCCGTAAGAGTGATTCCGACACCTCCACTTTTGATGTTTACCACGATAAGATTGCAATTCTTGTCGTTTTGAAAAGCATCAATGGCTTTCTGCTTCTGTTCAGGGCTGTCATCGCCCGTTACCTTTACGACACCCTTGAACTCCTTTTTTATACTCTTTACGAGCGATTTGTGTGCCACAAACACAATAAGTTTGTTTCCTGCATCCACAATATCATGAATGGACTTCAGTGCTTCTTGCAGTTTTCCCTCTGCTGTTATCTGTCGAAGTACATTGATTTGGACGATAACATAGCCACGTAGAGCCTTTTGTATCTCTTCATCGTCGGCATCTTTGTATTTCTGTAGATAGTCGATTAGGTCAAGCTCCGCTTTCTCGTACTCTGAGCGATTGGTGATTTCCAAGACGTTGTATTGTCGTATCTTCTCGGGTAATTCCTTTAAGACTAAGGATTTGTCCCTTCTGAAATAGCAAGTTTCCCAAAGTCTATAGTTCAGCTCTGAAAGCCTTTCGTAACCAACGTCAGGCTGGCAATATCGGTCTTTGAATATAGCTGAACCTCCGAAATCGTTCATTCTGCCCATAATCTTGAGCTGCTGAACAAGGTCTTTGTTTCCAGTGACAATGGGTGTTCCTGTTAGCATGTAAACATATTCTTTACCCTTACACATCGCTTCAAGATACTTACTCCATAGGGTAGAGGATTCTTTGCATCTGTGACACTCGTCTATGACAACGCTTTTGAAGAGTCCCATTCGTCTGTCAACCTCTAAGTTCTTTACCGTTATTCTTTTTGTTTTACACCCAAGAATAAAGAATTTCTTAACGCTCTCGTAGTTGGTAATGAAAATCTTGCATGTGCCAGTGTGTATGTAGTAATGCCACCTATCTTTGTTCTTATCGTCAAGAATGGCTGAGTTCTTTCCGGTGAAACGTTTGAACTCCCTCTGCCAAGTTATTTTCATGCTTGCCGGACAAACTACAAGGCAAGGGTAGGAGTTAGCTATATCAACGGCAGCTATGGTCTGAAGCGTTTTACCGAGTCCCATATCATCGCAGTTGAATGTGCGTTTGTGGACCACCATATACTGAATACCTTTCTTCTGGTAGTCGTAAGGCTCGAGCAGAAGATGGTGCGGAAATCGCAATGTAGGCATTCTGTCTGCAATACCTTCTGCCTCTGATGGGTCACTGAGATGAACAACGTCAGAAACGATGAAACGGCTTTTGGCATAATCACAGAAAGCATTCATAAGCAGCTTATCTGTTTTTTTTATATGCCAACAGCCTGATTTCATGTCAAACTCTGCACTCGGTATCTTTTTCACAAAGTGAACGAGTAATGCGCTATTACCAAAACGCAGCTCGTAATCTGTTCTGTTTTCCGTTACGTATATCTTATTCTCCATCTTTACTTTGTGGCGCAGACGGTCCAGAAGCTTTCGTGTCACAAATCAAGTTAATAACCTGAGGTAGAGCTTCACCACCTGATGTGATGTCTACCGAAGTACCGAATCCTTCATCCTTTCCTAGGGTCTGCAAGAAGTAACGTAGCATCTGACCGTCTGGTTTCTCAATCCATCCGACAAGTTTTCCGTTCTCGACTTTTGGAAGACCTAAAGCGAGTATTCTTGCTTGACCAAGACATTCATCAAACAAACGCTTACGGTGTTCTTGTACAATTTCTTTAAATTCCGGCTCCACATTACACCAATTATATATGGTTTGTCTTGTAACGTGAAGTATTTTGGCAGCATCTGACATATTGCCGTGTGCATTCTCCATTACTTCACGAAATTCATCTATAGATGGTTTTAATAGTTTCATATATCAAACATATTTAATTGTTTATAGTGAACCGGTGGTTTTATGCCGTCGATGGCACCAGCATTTATCATGTTGGCAAACCACCAGTTTCTACACGTATTAAACTCTCGCTTTTTTGCTTGTGGCAAATTCCAATCAATATTTTCGTCAGTGATATTGATTCTGCGAGCGTTTTCTATCCTTAGAGTACAATACTCGTTATCAATATTGATTTCGTGCCCAAAAGCTGGGGCAAAAGCCACATGAAGGTTATGAGACCATATCCAATCCTCACAAACGCCACACAGATAATAAAGTCTAGATTCTTCAAGTTTTAATTCTCTGTTTGGGTTAAGCGGTGTACCACCCCATATTCTTCTGTCGAATTTACCAATCAGACATTTTGTACAATGCTGGCTTAGGTCTATATCTCTAACGAGTTTTAACCAAAGGTACCTATAGTTCCTTTTTGGTCTAAAATATTTGATAACTACCATATCCGTAACTTTTTCAAGGTTATTAATCTCGATCACTCAGTATACAATGAACGTGATATTTGTAAATCTTGTAATACTTGTCTGACGAAAAATCTTCTCTTTTCAGATTAAGCGGTAAGTCAAAATCCGTTAGACTACTATGATACAACTCATGAGGAATCTTCACTTTACCCACAAAGCGAGACAACTTGTTGTCAACAAAGTCAAAGAATTCTTCTTGCATCTTACTGCCTTCCTCAAAATTGCGAGTGGCAAAGTAATCGTAACCCTCACCATACGAGACATCATATCTTGCATCAGAACCTTTCTGCTCTAAGAACTTGTTAATTTTCTCTGTGCATACGTTCAGATAACTCTGATATTCCACATCAGCCTTTTTCTCTAGCTCATCCAAAACCTCTTTGTTCTTGATTTCTCGTTGGATAGCTTGCTCGTATTTTTGAATTTCCTTTGTCATATTCTTGAATCTTTTAAAGTGAATGTTTCTTTTTATTTGCACTACAAAGATACAAAATTATTATCAAATATGCAATTTTTTGGCAAACTTTTTTCTTCAAAAATGAAAGTTATTTTGCCATTACTCTTTATCCTCAACGGTCGGGAATCCAAATAACTCTCGGATGTCGTTGTGGCGATGGTAACGCTGATTATTTGGGAGCTTCATATTGAACTCGTAATCTATAGCTGCCATATACTCCTCGTCAGTGAGCTCTCTTGTCTTTTCGACTCCGAGTCGCCAATATGAATCTCTGTCAGAATAGAATACCTTAAATCCAAAATCATCAATTAGTTTCTGTACATCCTCTTTGGAATGGAATTTCTGATAAAACCACTGACCTTCTACCATTATCGCTGTTAAACCATTTTCGTCAAGAAAACGAGCCGAGAACATTTCATCTGTTGTATTTCTCTTCTGTGTCATTAAACTAAGGATTGTCTCCTTGCTTCGGCCACAGAAGAAAATCTTACCTCCCGGCTTACAGAACAACATGAGAATAGCAATAACCGAACGCTCGGCTTCAACGCAATTTACGGAATTGATAACACTTTCTGCTATGCAATAATCAAATTTTCCGTTCTTTTTGACAAAATTGATAAGTTTGGTAATCATCTCTTGCCCCTTCTCCACGCTGATACCCTTGCGGTTATGATTGAAAAACTCTAAGCCTATCGCATTCTTATAGCCATATTTCTTCTTGAGCTTGTCGATACACATAGCTTTACCGCAACCAAAATCAAATACAGAAACATCTTTTTGATCTTTAAGAATCCATTTAGTTGCCACGCGATATAGGGTTGACCACTCCATTCCTGCAGCTCTTGGAGGTTGAGCCAGTCCTTGAACAAAATCTTCTCTGTCTAGATGGTCATAGCTGTAAACGCCATAATCCTTCGAGAAATAAAAATTGTACTTTTCCAAGTACTTTTTATCCAAGATATAGCCATGCACTGGAATATCGAGGATTTGGGCTGCTCTTACATAATTATTTCCAAAAACAACTTGGCCGTCACAAATAATAGCACTAAGTGCATCACCATAACGGGTGATAAGCATACACATGTCCTTAACGTATGATGCTCCGCTGTTTGGTATGTCAAAATCTTTATTGGAAATATCATCGTAGAATTTTCCGACTTCCAGGTTACCTTTATACGAACCTTTTTCTTTTGGTTCACTTTCGATTCCGTTATGAACTTGATTGAAAAGAATCTCGTCTACGAGCTGTACTCCTGATACGAAATAGGCTGGTACTTCATGAATACCAATAGCTGTTGCAGCTTTTGTACGCTGGTGTCCGGCAACAATGGTCTTGTTGTCACGATTCACGATAATCGGCAGAATAAAGCCGAGGTCGTTAAGACTACCTTGCAGGTTTACGAAAGCCTCTTGGCTTAGCTTTCGAGGATTGTAAGCTGCAGGTTTAATGTCTGAAATCTTGATAATCTCCATAATTATTCCTGATTAAGTTTGTTAAACAAAAACTTTATGAAACCGAAGTCTACTCCAATTTCATCTACATAATTCTCATATTGTTCTACTAGTTCTGCATATTCATTTTTGGTAACTGCTACAGAATTCTTTCCGAACATTAATACGTTAATTTTCTTTGCACTCTTTGACAGCTTGTTCTTTTTTACAACTGTATCGTCTTCAGATGCATCATAAAATAATCCTTCGTCAAAGCCAAAGTTTACAAGATTGATTTGGTCATACATTTTTGTGAGACGATCAAAATCATATTCTCCATACTCTTCGTTGTCTTTAAATATGTACTCCTTTTCCTCTTTCTCTGTTAAGTTTTCTGCTACGGACACCTCGACAAGAGGGTCTTTCACCCATTCCTTCCAGTAGTCAACAGCTTGCTCTTGCTGCGATGGAGAAAGCAGCTTCCACTTTTCATTTTCAGACATTGTCAAAATCCAATCCATAGGAGAACTTTTTAAAATCTCCTTAAGAATATCTGTACGTTGGTTACCTCCAAGTACCATATTCTCCTTATTAATGGTAATGTCACGATAGTAAAGCATCTTTGGGAATAAAAGAATACTCTGCTTTAGACGCGCTTTCTTTTCTTTACTAATCTTTCTTGGATTATTAGGATTAGCAATCAGTTCAGTTATATTTATTTTCATTATTCTTCCTCCTCTGTTTTTTCTTCACTATCAGCTTTATATTCAATCCCTAACAAGTATGATAGAAATCCGTCGCCACTTCCAAAATTCTGCTCACAATAATCTGTAAGTGCATCATCGAGCATTTTGTACTCTTCATCGGTAATAGTTACTTCTATATATCCACACTTAAATGATTTTGAGCGAACAACCGTAGTGTCTACTTCCGCATCATTAATCTTGTTTTCGTCATAATCATACAGATTCCAAGGCACAGAACCGACATATTCCTCTATATCATTACGGTCATACTCCTTTTTGAGAACCTCCACATCATCCTCCCCATAATGGAGATTGTCTTTAGCAAGAAACTCCTTTTCCTCTTCCGGTGTCATATCATCGGCTATCTTAGCCGGTACGACAGGGTTGTTCTTCCAGCTATTCCAAAAGGATTTCAGCTCGTTCTGTTTCTCTTCGGGAGCTAGACGATATTTGGACTGATTTTCCAAGTATTCCTCAATCTCTACATCTTCCATATTGAGAATGTTCAATAGAACTTGGAGACGCTGGTTTCCACCGAGAGCTACCTTGTCCTTGTTAACGATGATAGGGCGGAGCTCTAACATCTTAGGAAATACAAGAAGGCTCTCTGTGAGTTTGCCCATCATGAACTCGCTGATTGTTCGTGGATTCTCAGGGTTCACTTTAAGTTGTGTTACTTTTATTTTCTTCTTTGTTGCCATATTATTAATCTTTAATTGCTATGATTCCACAAAAGTTAAGATTTCTCCAAAAAGAATCTATCTTTCTGAATCCTGCCATGCGCAGCATACTGATGTTCATTTCCTCTGTGAGAGGGGAAAGAACACCTTCCAAGGACTTGCGCTTGCTGCTTATCTGCTCCTCGGTGTATTGATTCTCCCTCTTCATGTCGTAGTAGATGGTATTGAATAGGTCGTCTAGCTGTGCTGAGTTGCCCAACACCTTTTCCACCAAGATGAAAGCACCGCCCTTGTTGAGGCTTTCAAAGACATTTTCCAAGATTTTCTGTCGGTACTCGATAGGTATGAACTGGAGGGTGAGGCACGACATTATTACTGAGCATCCACCAACAAAATGCTTCCAACCGATAGGATTCTTCTTGAGGTCTAGCTTCTGAACGACAACCGTTCCTTCCTCAATATAATCTTTGTATCTTTGTCTGCACAACTCTAACATTGGCTCGCTGCAATCATAAAGATACGAAATCATTTCCTTGTGATGGTACATGATTATACCTGCTGCCGACAATCCATTAGCGCAGCCTAGATCCACAAACCTAGTGTTTGACTTGATGAAATATTCCGCCACCTTAAACAAAAGGTTGCGCATAGTCAGATAGTCCGGAATGGAACGCATCAACATGTCAGTGAAAACGTTTGCTACATCTTCATTGAAGTCCCACTTCCCTTGTGGTGAGGTGTTGTCATGTCGGATAGACTTATCTTTATCATTTGTTTTATTGTATTGTGCCATGTCGTTGATTTTAAAGTGATACAACTTGGAACCCAAAATAATCTATCAATGCGTCAGCAACTTTTGCTGACATTTCGCGTTTTTTGTTGATGGTGCAAGACAGCGTGCTAGCACTGATGTTTGTCCCTTGGGCAATCTCTGTTATTTTTTTGCCACACCCCTTGGCTAAACTTACCAGTTTTTCTTCAATGGCTGTGGGCGAGATTGGATTTTCGCCTTCCTTCTTGTAATAAAGCGTCAGGAGTTCCATAACCTTAACGAGACTTTCCTTTGGCAATGCCCGCTTTCCTTTTATGAACGCATTGAAGTTCTGTATCGTCAAGCCGCATTCCTTGCAAAGTTCTGTCTGGTTCACTCCTCGATATTTCATTCGCTCGTCTATAATCTCGTTAATCTTCATAATCTTGAATTATTTTTTATCTGCATCTTGTAATTTTATTGCAAAGATAATCAAAAATACAATATTATGCAAGTTTTTGACAAGTTATTTTCTTCTTTTCTCTTAAAAACTTGCAAATTTCGATATTTTGGGTTATCTTTGCAATATGAATTTTAAATTTTGATTCATTTTATTTACCTAGCCCATCAGGGCGAAGTTCATAATTTTGAATTTAAAGTGAAAAATTTTTTATTTGCATAAGAACGAGCTCGTCCGTGAGGATAAGCTCTTCTGTTTTTTATGGAGGTAGCCTCTTAAAGTTTCTTTCGGTATCTTCTGTAGATTTCATCGTAGATATATGCTCCGCTTGTATGCTTTGCACCAAACATCATTACAATGTCATTACCCACTTCTACGGAGTTCGTGCGGACAACTTTTCCGCTCTTTACGTGTTGGCAATAAACTCTGTTGCACGCATGAGAAAGATACATTTTTCTTCCATATACGTCAATTCCTATATATTCTCCCATAGCTTATTTGATTTTATCTGTTGAGCATTCTAATGCGTTTCCTACAATCACATCATTGCGACCATACAGCTGAATAATACCTGTTGCTTTGATGTTCAGAGGTAGGTTGTGTAATTTCCCTTCCTCGTTGATTACCATTAACTTGCTTGCGCCTAATCTGATAATCTCAATGTGACCGCCGACAAATCCTTGAAGTTCTTCTAAGGAAAAGTCTGTGCCATTGGATGGGGTTACTTTTCTTCGCTCTCCATCCGTAGTGTAAAGTATTGAATCCATATTTGTTTTATTGTGCTATTTGTATTTGTGATGCTTTGTTAAAAAATCCATGCCTCATCTCTATACTTGTTAGCTTCCGTAGCCAGTAAATCTTCCTACAGCGGAACTGACGTTCTCTTTGTGTACAGAACCTGGCTTCAGAAAATATGAGAACTTCTCTCTAAGTTCTCATGCCAACCAAATCCGTAGGCATCGAACTCTTTTCCGCACCATTCATGTGCGTAATAATATTCATTAGCGTGTATCTTGCCTTCTTCATGAAAGCAAAAATTGTAATAACGGTATTCTGCTGACATGTCGGATTTGTTAGCTTCATAACGAGAAATTATATCTTCTCGTTTCTTTTTGTATTCAGCCAACTTCTGCTGGTACTCTTCCTCGCTGTCGCAAAGATAATAATCTGTGTCAGTCCAATGACTATCCCAATAGGAATTGGAAGACTGATGTATATGATAAATATTCTTCATTTCTTATAACCCTCCATCATTAAAAGTTTGTGTTCTTCTTCGCTGTCACCAACATGGCCCAAAGACTTGATAAGATTGAAATTTGAATTTCTCATAATTGTTCCCTTTCTATTTTTTAAGATTAAAATTGTATAATAATGCCAAATGGCTATCGTCCAACTCTCTCCAATCATCAACCGTGTCAAGATAAGCCTTGACTTTTGAAAGTGTAATAGGAACTGATGGGTAGGCAGAACGGAATCTGCGAAGCATGTACTCTGATAATGATTCTTCCATAGCTTTATGAATAACTGATGATTACTATGCGTAAATGAGGTATATCACATCAGAAGCATTGATTCCATTCATACTATCGTATGTCACACAGAAGTCTTCCTCATCGTCTGCAAGCAGGCCTTCTGCCTCTTCCTTAAATTCGTTAAAGTCCTCATCTGTGTCTTTATAATTCAATGCTTCTCGAATCATTTCCCACGTCTTTCTCTGCTTTTCGCTAAGCGAGTTTACTTTTGTCTTCATAATCTTTATCCTTAATTGGTTCAACGAATGTTTGCTTGCTATTTAAGCGATGGTGGTCTCATACAACTTCTTGGTTGCCTCGAACACCTCTTCGCCTTGGAACATTCCGCAGTCTGCACTCTCGAAGCCCCAGTCCTCTGCGTCTCCGTCAAATATACCATATGCTGAAACTCGGAACAATGTAGGTGCAACTGAAACTACATTGATTGCCATCTTGCCAGATGCTATTCTCATAAGCTCTGAAACCTCATCAACTGTCATTTCCTCAAAGCGAGCGTAAACTAAATTCTTCATAATCTTTATAATTTTAATCGGTTCAACTTATAAGTCTTCACATGCAGCGTCA